AGGTGAAGCTATACCTCACGGGCTGCACGGCCGACTGGCATCGCGATATGCTGCTCAGGTAAGAGAAACAACGGAAGCGACGTGCACACGCCTTGTTGGCGCAGAAGTTAGCACGCGTCTGCGCCGCGAGGTCAACGAACTTGTCCGAAACGCCACACGAAACGGTGGCGACGTAGTCAAAATGTTGGAGCGCTACATCGAATCTTTGCCACCGCTTCCACCACCAAACCTCGACGACGACCTTGCCCGTCGCTGACGTTGCCCCTACAACACGAGCATGACGCCCCAAACGATTGAGACGATCCGCGAAGTGCTCGAAGACGCGGTCGACAAACTCGATGACGAAGTGCGCTGGTTGGAAACGGCCGTCAAAGACGTGCCTACCATGATGGCATCGATCAGTACGACGACCAATCGTCTCAACACCACCAAGACCGCTCTCGATGAGTTCAACGCGGCGTATCCGAAATGAGAGCCTTGGATCTCTTCAGCGGTGCCGGCGGCGCCTCAGTTGGCCTTCACCGCGCAGGTTTCGACGTTACAGGCGTCGATATCAAGCCCATGCCCGAATACCCGCGCAAGCCGGGTTTTACGTTCATTCAAGCCGACGCGCTCACGTTTCCGCTCGACGGATTCGACTTCGTCTGGGCATCGCCGAAGTGCCAGCGTTGGTCGCAGGCGACACGTCAAAGCGGCAATCCTGACGAGCACCCGGATCAACTTGGTCCGATCCGCGAGCGCCTACGTGCTACGGGCGTTCCGTACATCATCGAAAACGTGCTCAATGCGCCATTGATTGATCCCATTATGCTTTGCGGCGCCATGTTTGGCCTCGGCGTTATCCGCCATCGGCTTTTTGAATGCTCATTCCCCGTGCTTGCCCCCCCCTCACCCGAAGCACAACGGATCTCTCGTGACCGGCGAATACGTCACCGTCACAGGGAACGGGGGCGTGCCATCGTGGACCTACAAAAAGCGCGAGGCTATGGGTTTGCCCAAATATATGCCTAACGAAATGAAACTCGAGACATGGCAGCAAGCAATGGGCATCGATTGGATGAGTCGTTCGACACTCACGCAAGCAATACCTCCTGTATATTCCGAATGGCTCGGAAAACGGGTGCTGGATCTTTTGAAAGGACACCATGCGAAGTAAGACCATCAAAAACATCGCCGACCGCGCCGCAAACATGAATGGCGCCCATATCGGCACGACTGACGACGGCTGTTTCATTGACGTCGGTCATGGGGAACAGCGCGTACGTCTTGACGTACCATTCGACACCATGATCGATATGGTTGCGTCGATGGTCGTGTCGTCGTGGCCCGCGGCACATCGCGCAGGGTACTCGATCGACGAATACCTCGAAGCCATTGCGCACCGAATCGGCACACGTGTGGACGAGGCGGCTCGAACGGGGGAATCATCGTGATCGAAACGTGGCTCGAAGAACTTGGTGCGACCATTCAAGAGTCAATTCACGACCATCTTGGGTGGATGCGTGGGCGTGAGGGGCGCGCAGCAACGCCCGATTTGCTGTTTCAATACACATGGGACGGCGTATACATATCGTGGCGCGCAACATTCGACCGATGGTCAGTAAGCACCGATTGGCGTTGTGATATGCCGACCAGCAAAACACAGCTTGAATACGTGATCGCCGAATGTCTCAGGCGTGGAAGCGCGGACGACGTTCCATCGATGAGAAACGAAGGACCATTTACAGACAGGATCGAGTTCAATGGGTGACCAAATTATCGTCGTTTCGGCGGCTATTGTGAACGTCGCAGAAAAGCGTCTATTCGTGCAGCGGCGTTCGGCCAAAACCTCGTACGCATGGCATTGGTGCACACCAGGTGGGAAAGCGACGTTGAGCGAGCGGTACATGCATCAAACTACCCTACGGCGTGAACTATTTGAAGAGCATCACGTCTTTTTGAAGGAATGTCAACCATTACTGAAGCCCGTGTACTTGCACGAAATGACTACCGAAACAGGGGAGCCGATGGCGGTTGATTGTCGGTTTGTTCTGTCCGACATGATTGAAGGCGAATACGTGGCGTCTGGCCCAACGGTCGCCGGCTTCGATTGGGTCAACGCCAACGAACTCGAGACGCTGATGCTCGGCCCCGCGGACCACGCAAACCGTGGGAAGTTGTTGGATCTGATTCGGTAGTCCTTGTCTGGTCTCATTCCGTTCCCTACACCGCCCCACGAAGGGAACGCACCATGTGGAATGAAGTTCGTGTTTTGGAAAGTCGCACCGCCTCGGTGAAGAAGTACGTTTTCGAGAAAGAAAACGCCGTGGCGGAAGCCGTCCTCTACGCATATCCAAGCTACAAGCAACGTACCGTGATTTGCTGCTCAACGCAAAGCGGATGCCCTGTTGGGTGCCGGTTCTGTGGCGCGGGCGATTCGTTTGTGCGGTCTTTGACGGCTGACGAAATCGTGTCGCAGCCGTTTCGATTACTCGCAGATACGGGGATTGTGGCGAGCGAAATCGAGCGCCTGCAAATCATGTTTATGAGCATGGGGGAGCCTATGCTGAATTTGCATGCGCTGATTCCTGCGATGGAGCAACTGAACGAATTGTTTCCCCATGCCGCGTTGCTCGTGTCCACCTCGGGGCCTCGCATCGATTACAGCCCATTCGTCGCTGCGTCACAACGAATACCAAAGGTCGGCCTTCAGTTCTCGGTTCACGAATCAACCGACGATGCGCGCGATCGGCTCATTCCATTCAAGGCAAAGCTTACGCTTGCCGAGATTGCCGAAGAGGGCGAGCAGTGGGCACTTGCCACTGGACGGCGTCCGTTCTTCAATTACTGCGCGCATGAAGGAAACGTTTCTGATGCCGACGCAGAGCGAATAGCCCAACGTTTCGACCCAGACATTTGGGAGGCAACCATTTCGGTCGTTTGCGAACGAGATGAGCACGTTGCAGCCGCAAACGAGCGCCAGCGAGAGTTGGCATCGTCGTTCATGGCAAAGCTCAACAATTTCGGTTTTTCGACACGGATGTTTGATCCAGCGGGTCAAGACGATATCGGCGGAGGGTGCGGCCAACTGCATTTCGTCCAACGATGGTTCCGGGATAACCAACATCGTGTCAAAAAAAGCGTTGGGTTCGGACTGCCAATCGTTCACGCTCCACGCCAACTTCACACCAAATTCCCACCTTGAACTCGTTGTACTCGGTCCCTACATCGTGGGCATGACCGAACGACGCACTCCCGACACCTATTGTCCCGGCGCACTCGAACTGTTTTGGCTGATCTCCGAATCACCTCGCGGCCATTTCGTGTTCGACGACTGGCACGGCCGCGCCACGGCGGAGGAATTGGCCATGGTCTTGTGGCCCATTGATCCTCACATCCCCGTCAACTACCCGCAACTTGCCAACTTCAGCATGAACGGTCTCACACCTGCGCAATGGGTAACCGAGATACTCAATCACGAAGCGAAGCCATGCTTTGCTGGCGGCCTTGGCCGCATCCGAAAAGACGGCGCTGATTACATCGTTCCAGTATCGACGGCGCACACGTTTTTGCCAGCAAAGTCAACGACAATCATGGCTGGCAACGGACGCCCGTACCGACTGCCAATGTGGCAGAAGAACTGAGGTTGCAATGACAATAGATCAAGCACTGCTCCGTAAAGCGGTCGATTACGCAAACGAATTGTTGGGCCGTGACGTTGCGTTGGAGTGGGGCGAGGAAGCCATTGTAGCGGATTTTAAGCACGGGATGGCAAAGACTTGGATTTGGGGTGCGACGGCGCGTGCGTATTACGACGCAAGGAATGGTGGAGACAAATGACCGAAACAGCACGAATGCAATGGGCGCGCGAAACAGGATTGCCGCCACACTTGTTTGATCTCACGAAGGAACAACTCGCAAAGCACTTCTTCGACGAATGGCGATATCTGGACGCGCTTCTCGCCGACAAGGTCGCATGCCTTGGTATTGACGCCGGCGAGCCGGAGATGTTGAAGGACGCATTGAAGGTCCACAACGCCCGAATCGACGCACAACGACAACGCCTCGCAAATATCAAGAAAGAATGGGCTCGGAAATGAAAACACTTCGAGAACAATACATCGAAAAAATCAAAACGTACGACGATCCGGAAGGTGGTTTGTCGGATCCGGCACAAATCAAACATTTGCTATGGCTGTGCGACATGCTCGACGAACGGGAGCGTGGGACAAACGAGATTGGCGCGACGGCAACGGCTGCGATCTTTGACGCCACAAACGCCGAGTTGGAAGCTCACGGGCTGCATGCGTCTGCGTCAGCCGAACCAACGGCAGAAGCGCCCACGCACTGCTCATTTGATGACGCATTTCTGGACAGGTTGGCTCGTGTCTCGTGGGACGCACAGATGCAGGATGAGGCAATTCGCGCACAATGCCCGACATGGGAGAACTACCCCGAGCAATTCAAGAAAGCCGGTCTTGTCGGGCTGAAAGCCATTCTTGCTGAACTGGCAAAGGTGCCCGTCGAATTGCCACGATGGCAGGTTTGGCAGGTTGTTGCCTGTGGGTCCGATGTTGACACGAACGCGCGTCACATTGACGGTTACCTACGCGCTCAAGTAGCCCCAATTCTCGCCGCAAAGGACGCCCGCATTGCGCTGCTTGAGCAAGACCAAGAAGAGAAAATGATGGTCGCTCGACACTATATCATCGAACTCGAAAAACGCTCTTCCGAGCTGGAATCGAGCCACTCCGCAACAGTCGAAGCTATGCAAGCCGCGTTGAGCATGACCAAGCAAGACCTGGAAACGGTCATACGCCGCGAGGCTGAATTGCACGTGATGTTAGGCAACTATGCGCTACCAACGGAGCCTAAAGCACTTGCGCGTGAATTGTCAGGCAGGCAGGCAGCCGTGGAGGAGATTGTGCACGAGCGGCACGAACTCGAAAAACGGCTTGCGGAGCGCGATGCGCAATACGAAACGCTGCTGCGCTGCAAAGACGCAATGGGGATTCCTCGCGATGCTTTCTGTGATTTGCCTGCAAGAATTGCGTTGCTCAAAACGAATTCAGTGCCGTCTACCATTGACGGGAAAACGCCGGGGCAGGTATGCTTTGCTGCGTTTGACCCTAACTTGGCGCAGTTCGGCTCGCGCGTCCCAGAAGATTGGGAGCGAGCGGCCCGCGCTGTTTTGGCTGCATTTGGCGATAACGCCATAGCGCGTAGCGCTCAAGATTGCATGCCAGGTGACGTGCTTTACGAGGCGCACAAATTCGTTGACGACAACTTTCCTGACGAGTCAAACGCAAAACGATACAACATGGCCGCCCTCGCCGTCCTTCGCGCATTCGGTCAGCCAAGCCAAACCCCGCAGACAACCGCGATGGAGGCGTTGCGAAGGGTGTGGGAGAGGATTGATGGCCTCGAAAAGTTCAGCGTAATGGACGGCGACTGTCCGATTTCAGTGATTTCGATCGCTGACGTCCGGCTGGAAATCGACGAACTCGCAAAGCTCAGCGCGGAACCACCGAACAACGTCACGACGCCAAAGTTCTTCGCCAACGAAAACGTCCTTCGTGGCTCGTACTTTTGCGGTGACTTGTCGCTGTATCCATACCTGGATATCGGCCGCAACATCGAATTCAGCGACATCCCGCGCGTCTTGAAGCTCGGCCGCAACGACGTGATCGAGGTTCGCGTTGTCGAGAGGGCGAAGCCATGACCGTCGAGCACTGGTTCATGCTTTTCGTGCTTGCCGATATTTCGCTGTACGTGATGACAGCAAGAATCTCGCAAGCGATCGATAGGAACACGGACGAACTCACGAAGATGCGAAAAATAGCGGAGAAGGATCGATGACGGCGCGCGTATATCTCGCCGGCGGCTCGTCCGAAAGGCTTACCGTTTGTCGCCCACTGATCGAACGGCTTCAATCGGCAGGAGTTTCTGTGCATGATTGGACAAACGATCCGGCGTTTAGTCTCGGGCGAGAGCCAACGTTGGCAGAACTGCGTGACGCTGCGCACCGCGACCTGCACGCTCTTGTGGACGCTCAAATCATGTGGCTGGTTGTCCCCGTGCAAAAAAGCGAAGGCTCGGCCGGCGAATTTCTTGCTGGCATACTTAACGGGCATACGACCGTGGTTAGCGGCGAGGTTGGTGTACGAAATGTTTTTGCGTTGCTTGCAGATCATATTTGCGAAACGCACGAGGAGGCATTCGACATGGTGAAACGTTTGGCACTGGAATGGGAAACCAAGTAATGAAATACGAATACAAAACGATTCTTGGCAACGTCCGAATGCGCAAACAGCGTCCAGATGAAACGTATGAGCAATGGCTATGCGCTGCGTCTGCGGACTTGGCCATTGTTGAGGATCCGCGTCCGCCTGAAGGCAACGGCTGGGAACTCGTGGCCACATCGTTCCCACCAAGCAGCACAAGCATGCCTGTGTTCGTTGCTCGAGAATGGCGACGGGTTGTCATGACAACCGCGAAAACAATTCCAACGCCGGCTGCAAACGAGATTCTGGAATGGATCGAAGAAGCTCATGGCGACGCGGAGGCAACGGCAAAAGCAAAACAGAAAGGGGTTTGGCAAAGCGACTTGAATCAAGCCGCGGCTAAGCATATTGAGCAACAGCTCGCGAATTGGAAACGTGCAGACGACGAATCGTGGTATCGGTGAGGATCAATCAATGAATTACGAATGGTGCAAAATCGAACTGCTGGACCGCCGCGTGCGGTTTGGCCGGTGCTGCGTGGTGGAAGTGCTCGGTCAGCAATGGCTGCGAGTCGAGGTGCCGTTTCCCGAGAAGCGAACAAAGCCAACGGAGCCGATGTACACTGCTGAGACGCTCAACGGCATGCATGAAGTGGTGTTGTCGCTTGAATGCAAAAAGGCGGGTGTTTATCCGCCTGCAACCGTAATGACGCGCCAGGCGATGATCGGTGCGTTGTTGAAACTCAACAACGTCGAAACAGAAGAATTCGCTACCGTCAAAGACTATTCACCAAACGCGCTTTTCAGCCGCACGGTTGTCACCGAGGAGCAGGTGCGCGAAGCGTTGAGGCCATTGAAACCGCGAGTGTGCTTTACGCCAAAAGTGCAAGAACAAGAAGGCGGCGAACTGTTGCAAAACGGCTACGAGTCAATCAAAAACAAGGACGAAAGCATGCCCGCGCCAAACCCATTGCAGCAGGTGTTCGACCGCATCGAAAACGCGAGTTGGTCGCCAAACCAAACTCCGGGTGAACGAATTTTGCTTGAATGCGCCGCGGGTTTCGATGGCATTGGCCGTCCTGACGCTGCAAAGAATGCGCGCCGATGGGCTGACGGATGCACAACTGACGCGCGAGCGCTCCGCCATCTACTCGACTTCCAATGGAACGAGCGCGCGGATCTCCCAGTGGCCATGCGTGACTTGTTCGGCATCGATCGCTACGGAAACGCTTGCTACAACGCCGACGATATCGACGAATACTTGCGCCAGACGGGGAAAGATGATCCGTTTGAAGAGTCGAGCGTTGCGGTAGCCGCAGCCGACAATCAAGCGCTCAGCGAAACGCAGCCACCACCCATTGAAAACGAACATCAATTCGTGGACGTGGACGGCGACGTGCTTTGCATGATGTTTGGCCCCAATATCTTGGGTCAACACAAAGGCGCCGTCGTCGAATTTGTTGGGGCTGACCATTGGTGCCCAAACACCACTCAGCTTGAGGTTCTCTACAACCGCATTGGCGACATTCTCAATGTGGACAAACCAATTCCATACGAATTGAGCGCCGAGTTTGCTGCCGAAGCAAACGCAATGCGTGATGCGCTGAGCAGCAAAACAACACCCACCTTCGTCGACATCAACGAGCATTCTTATGTCGCTGCGCATATCGACCTCGACGAATGCGTGCGTTGTCATGGTGGCGTCAAAACGCATCCGTTGATATCGCAAGACGGATCGGCGAACTTTGGCGAATACTTTGGCGAATACTGCTTGGCTTGCAAGTGTTCTTGGTGGCACCAAGTTCCAATGATGCCGACACCTGAGATGCAACGACCGCGAAAACCCATCGTCGATGTCCGGACCGATCCACAAGACGAAACGCGTCTCATTGTCTCAATCAATGGTGCTGACGAGGTATCAACTACGCCAAAAGCGGTTGGCGACGTTGTTGGATTCAAGTCCAACGGGACACCGAAAGTCAAATATCGCGCCGAATGGCTCAATGCGCAGACGACGGAGGGGCTCATCGAGTTGTACGGGGAAGCCTTCCGCGTGGACACCACCAACATGTACCTGCAACGCAATGGCGTGATCGCAGCGCTTGCGCAACTCCACGCAGAACCGACGGAAGGTCCCTTCGACATGAACGATGGACACCAGACGTCGCGCGCCGCAATCGATGCGGCCATCGCACGGAAGAAGCCCGTTGTCCACGTCCACGTCGACGATCCAGACCTGCGCGAAGCAATGCGTGAGGTGCTTGGCGATTCCGCCATTGTCGATGGCGACATGGGCGATGATGCTCGAGCCGAGGCGCGGACTGCAAAGGCGCATGACGACGTGCTCAGCGAAAACGACCACGACGCCATCGATAACGCGCGTTGACCTTGCCTCTCCCGCATCACGCACCTACATCGGTGGCGTGAAACCAACTACCACCGCATTCATCCAAGAACTGCTCAACCAGGCCGTTGTCGTCAGCGGCGACCGTGTTGTCGTTGCGCGTGACAAACTCGACGTCGCTGTCCGAACCGTCGGAATGAAACGAACGGCCGCCAGCAAGCGCGCCGCCGAATTCGACCTCAACAAGGCAAACGACGAGCTTGCACACGTGCTTGAGCTGCATCAGCACGCAAAGGACGCAGCGGCCGACTTTGCTGCACACGACATGACGTCAGTCGCTTTGCACGAGTTGCTCCGAGATTGGAATGCGTTGCGCGAACTATCACGGGCCAATTCTGATTTCAAAGACGGTGTCAAGCAATGCGTCGACATGCTGCAAAAAGTTGTCGATGGCATTGGGTTTCCAGAGCAAGTTGCGAATGCCAAGAAGGGCCGTTGACCGTGGGATACGATATCGACATCGACTTCGAGATCCAATACGACGGGGCATGGGTACTTGTCGGCAACGCATGGGACGGCAAATGGTTTCCAGGTCGCAGCAAGGCCATGTTTGTTGCCCTATGCGGAGATCCAATGTGGGGTTGGAATCATCAGAACGACGACGAGCCGCGATTACCACGACGTGGTGCACCATCAGGCGACGACGCTCGATACGAACGCGCCCATAACTGGGTCATGGGCGACGAATTCATTCAATGGGCTGACGAGCGGCTCAGGACGCCATGCGAGTGGGCGCACGACCTCCGTGGTTTGCGCCAGCTCGTGTCTGAATTCGACGACCCAGGTTCAGTGCGGCTCGTCGTGAAAATGATGCACTGACCGCGCAATACTTGCGTCACATTTACACGTGGCGATTGTCGTCGCCTATCGCTTGAACTTCGGTTACCACGACCCCACATCCCGTCCATGGATCACTCCCACGTTGCTCTGATTCGTTCGCTCTTGGACAAGGAGTTGGCGACCAACGAGCAGATGCTCGCCAGTGCTCAGAATGGTGTCTGGCGAGCCAAACCTGTATCAACACAAAAAACACGTGCAGAACGGGAGCTTGCGGCCAAAACTTTGGCACGCGCAACGGAATGGCTGGACGAATGCAAACAGAAACATCGGTTGACGCAGGACACGATTGCGGCGTTTGAGGCGTTGGTGAAAACATGAGATCGAAAACGCGATTCAGCAGGACGGACAAACCAAAAGTAACGCATGAGGATCGGCGCATTCAGCGTGCGACGTCGTATTGCTGGGATGGGTGGGAGAAGATGAACGCCACCCAGCGCAATGACCGCACGAAACTTGCGGCGCACGAACTGGCAGAACAAGACGCTCGCGAGTATTGGAAAAACCACAAGTTGCCATCGTGGATGAAACGTGCCGATTACCTCGCTGTATTCGACGCAGAATGCCGACGTGGGAAATGGCGAGCGAGGGCAGAGCGCGGGAAACTGAAACGCGCGCAGCGGAAGAAGGCCAAGCGATTTGGCTCGTACAGGTACCTGGTGAAGACTGGGACGATTGAACTTCACGCTCCGATGGAACCACTGCCGACATGGTTGGCACCGTTTGGAATGGCGTTCCACGAGGCGATCAACAAATCACGGCCCACGTTGACCAACGCGGCAGTCCGATCATCGATCGATGCCCAAACCGATAACTACATACGTGGCTTGCCACTGTGGGACACATCATTATTGGTGCCCCATGGCTCAATGGAGCCACTGCCGCACGATTCATCAAAATACCCACACACATGGCTCGCTCCGCTGGGCATCGCCATCCAAGAGGCACGTCGCAAAACATGAATACCGACGCAATCATCGAAAACATACACCACATTGAATCAGGCACATCGTTCAGCCGATCGTTGGCGATGGCGCGACTGCTCGACTCGTGCAAGCGGGACCCGTATTACATCATCGACGACCAACGCTACAGCTTGTCGGTCGACTTGGACGCACGCATTGCAACAGCCGCCATCACGTGGCGTGAAACATATCCCGATGGGTTTGCCCGCGATTTCGTCGATGCTGTGCTGGTGCATTACGACGGCCGTCCCAAAGAAGAGACGGTGTTTCCAACACCAATGTCGATCGTGCGAAACCTCCAACGTATTGCCAATCTGTGCGACAACAATGGCGTCGCATCGATGCGAATCATGACCGCAATCCACATTGGTTGGATCGGTTCTGTCGACGAATGCGCACAAATCCATGCCATTGAGCATTTTTGGCAAAACCCAGTTGGGAATGATTGGGTCGCTTTTGCCATTCAGCGCGAAGCGAAACATTTGACGATTGGCGCACGGGAATGCGCGTTCAAGGCATATTTCGACATTCGTCGGCGGACACCAAATCACATTGTTGTCCCGTTTGCGACCTCGATTCTTGGCGACCTTGCTACGCATGAAGCGAACACGCTTCTCGAGTTGGCGGCCAGAAGCGAGCCTGCGTGGCGGGCATTCGTTGTGGATATGGTCGTCGATGCAGCCGAGCGCGTCAAAAACGTCGAGGTGTGGACGGACGCCGTCGTGCAGCTCTTGACGTGGGCTGAAGACGCGACACTCGACGATCAGGCACGGCTCCGCGCCATGTCGTTCGGGTTCGGACGGATTGGAGCACGAAGGTTGCTTTCGCAGCGTTTGGCTCGTCACCTGCGGGAGAACCGACAACCGCCGGACGAACAAGCCACCAAGTGGATTGCCTTGTGCGACGATCTGTTGAATCGAATTGCCACGACGTCGACGTCTCCCCCGTTCGCGGAGCATAGAGAGATCCAAGCGGAACTTCGGCGCCTTGGCTTGCGCCCATGACGGGCAGGATGGGAACGCCTCACGCTTCCACGGCGCGTCCTTCCGCTTCACGTTCCGATGCCTCGGCCAGGACGCCACGACGACCTTCGGCGCACCCACGTTGCTTTCCCAGACCGCCGCAAGACGCCTTCCCTTGGAAGATGCGACCACAACGCCCCCGATGATGCCGAACCGTTCGAGGCATTGGCGCAGAACCGTAGAGGCCGAGCGAATCGCGCCGTCAAACGGGCTTCGTTTGGCCTTCTTCGTGTGCGCGTAAGCTTCAAGCGTCCGCCAAGGAATCGCGATGCGCCCATGACGCGACCACTTGCGCACGCCTCCAACAAGCGCTGGCAAGGTGCGCCGTAGCCACGTGGGCAAACCATCGAGCAACGACGCGCCGGTTGCGCTTTGCAGCTCCGCCATCCCAAGTTCGACAAGCTCGGCCAACTCCTCCGGCGTCTCCGGCATGAGCAGAAGCGGATCGTTGGAAGCCGATCCTGCCGATTTGCGAGCACCAAGCTGGTAAAACTTCCCCAACGCGAGACCCACATCGATCTTGTTGAGCAGACGGCGCATGTGTCGGATCGCGGATCGGCGTTTTTTCGCATCGAGATGACTCAGATCCGCCGACGTGTGGCAAGCCGTGTCGATCCATTCGACAATCGTCCTTTCAGCTTCCTCCCGGCTCATCCCGCACGTGAGCCGCGAGAAGAAGCAAACATCCCAGAATTCACGGTTGCGCTGGCCCTTGGTGGCTCCGTCCCGCAGCACCGCCAGCATCTTCTGAGCAAAGGCGGATCGGTGGAACGCTTGGACCTCTCTCCTGACATAGGCCCCCTCTTTGTAGAGCGTGCCCACCCACTCGTTTCCCGAGGATTTTGCAGATCTGGCATCACGGAACCGACGTTGGGCCAACGTAGCGCGGGTCTCCGGAGCGAAGGTTCGTTCGGCGGGATCGTACTCGCAGAGGATCGGCGTCTGGTCTTCGACGAAGACGATGTCCTGGGAAGTCTCGATTGGACTGAACGCGCAAAACTCACGCTTCACTGGTCGGAGACCTCGAAGGATTCGGACGCCTTCTTCAAGTGAAACTTCGCCCACCGGCGGCCAGACGAATTCGCAACCATAGCCGAGCGGGAGCCGTGACTGCCCATTACCGCTCGGCAGAACCTCAAGCTGGCCATACCGAACCTCGACGGAACATTCGCGCAGACAGTTCGTCACGCGCGCAACGTCGTCTTTGAGGCAATCACCAGGCTTGGGGCGTTCCGTCAGCTCAAGGTAATGCAGCCCGTTTGGGCTCGTGAGAATGACGCCGGCGATGTCTGCGTCAGGCGGGATGGCCCCGTTGACCAGCGGGCCGACGTACTTGCCCCGCCCAAGGTGCAGCGCGCGGATGGCGTCCCAGAGTGTGGGCAGAGCAGCGAGTGGGTTGTCTTTGCCATGGGCATCGGCGTCGAGCACTCGAACGCGCGCATGTTTGCCCCACGTTGCAGCGACGCTTTCCTTCCCGGCGGCGTGCTTCAGAAGCCGCACAGGTGAGACGCGGCCAAAGGCGCAGTAACGCCACGAACGATCCTTGCCTGGTCGCTTCGACGAAATCCCTGTCCGTGGATCGAACAAGTCCCGCACAAGCGCGTCGAATGCTCGGATGCCCGGCTGCTCAAGGGCTCTTTGGTTTGCACGACGCACAGCACGACGATTTTTGTCGGTTCTGGCTTGCGCGTCGAAGGATGTGGAATCAGAACATCGGTGCACTGCAACTCGCCTGGTGGAAGGTGGTTTGCGGTAAGCGCTGGGTCTGCAAACTCGGCGCTTTTGCTTTTTGTGGTCTAGCACGTGATTTGGGTTTGGCCACCACGATGAATGAAAGCGCGCTTATCGACGTTTTAGCCGCATGGCTCCGCGCTATCGGCGTTTCCGTCGATCTTCACGCGTTCGACTTGCACCACGGCGGGCTCTATCGCAGCGAGACGCGCGAGATATTTCTGAACCTGTCCAATGCGGAACGAGCACTGCTGACGTTGGCGCACGAAGCTGGTCACCACATCGGGTACGTGCTCGCCGGACACGATGCAGCGACGAGCGTTTGTCGTTGCGATCGTGTCCGCCAGGCGTACGTGTATGGTTGGCGCGTCCTGCAATTGATTGGCGCTGACGCACTCATTTCAAGGAATCGGTGGACGCAGGAGTGCCGAGAGGACCATCGACGGTGGGTGGAGGTGCAGCGTATTGACCGTACGCCATCCGTAGCCGACGATTGACCCATGGCTGAGCACGTCATCAGCTCTTACAATTTGAACCTGACAAACGTTTGGAGAATCGAACATGGCTACAAAGCGTGGTGGACGACGTTCACTTCTTCCTGAAGAAATTCTCATGGGTTACAAATCGCCACGAGACATAAATACCAACGTGCGCGACAATGGGTGGTTTCATAGGGTACGTGAACGAACAACACGTGCAGCGACCCCTTCTGGTCCAACGAATTTCCAAAAAGAACTCGCATGGAGAGCACCAGTTTGGTCGCGTGAACGCGAAGCATCAAAAAAAATAGGGACAAACAAAGAGCGGCTCAAAGCTCTGCGCAGAATGCACGTCATTGATATAAAATTGGCGGCACAACAAGCCGGGATGAGTCCCAAGGAGTTTTTGAAACTACGAAACCAAGAAAAGGGGATTTCGTACAAAACAACAACAAGTACACCAGCCGCAGCAACCACACCGAAGGCCAAATCCGGTCCTGGCCCATGGGGTATGTCAAACGAGCGTGCCGCGAAGATGCGAGCGCAAGTGGCGAAGGTGAAACCAGCCGCCACGAAGGGTGGCGTGCGTGAAGGCGGTTCTGGCAGTGGCGGGGGCTGACATTGCGTCTTGACCATTCTGCGACAACCAGGAACGATACTTTTACAAGTTCGACCTGACGAACATTTGGAGGTCAAACGACTATGGCGACGAAAAAGACTGGAAGCGCTGCAAAGGGCAGCAAGGGTAAGGGGCTCGGTTCAAAGCTGACGCCTGCACAGCAAAAAACGGTGATCAAGGGATTGAACAATCTTTCGTCCAACGAGCGAAAGCAGGAAAAACTCAACAAGAAAAAGTCGAGCCGCATTTCAAGTCGGCCCAACGTCAACGTCACTGTTCGTGGCAAAGATGGCACGGGCGCCACGATCCAAAAGGGCGGCAAGCGTGAAGGCGGTGGTGGCACCGGCGGGGGCTGATAGTCTCTGCTGATGCAGCCTCTCCAAGAGACGCTCAAACGCCTTGAAACAGCCGCCGCTGCGCACAAGCGCGTGCTTGTCGCGTACAGCGGCGGTAAAGATTCCATCGCTACTCTTGATCTGTGCGTGAAGACGTTCGGCATCGAAAATGTCGAATGCTTCTTCATGTATTTCATCCCTGGCTTGCGATGCGTCGAAGATGAACTCGATAAGGCGCGCAAGCGTTGGGGCGTGAAAATTCACCAGTATCCGCACTGGGTTTTGCACAAAGCAATAGCGCACGGCTTCTTCACAAACCCGTGGTACACGCTCGACGATCTTGGGTTTGTCGAGTGGAAACTCGACAATATCTACGCGCTTGCGATGGCCGAGACAGACATCGGGCTCATTGCGCACGGTCGAAAGCGAAGCGATTCAAAATGGGCTCGACGTGTTCTCGCAACGTGGGGTGACAAGGACACGCTGCTCTACCCATTGATCGGCTGGAGCAAGCTCGATGTGCTTGCGTATCTCACGTCAAGTAATCTTTGGGTGCCAGGCACGAGTGGTCGAAACGCGACGGGTGTTGATCTTTCGACGCCGTCGCTTTTGTGGCTGCACGACAATCACCCAAACGACTTTGCGAGGATTGAGCACGTCTTTCCATATGTGCGCGCAGTTATTGAACGACGGCGGATGTTCAACGTGAAATGACAACACCTCAGCAAAAGGTTTGAACGCAAAATGTCTCGTAAAGCAGCAATTCGTTCGACGCGCGAAGCAGTAGGCGAGTCACTCGTCGATGAGCTTTTGGAGAAGCCAGTACAAGAAACATTGATGCTCCCGTTTGAACGGTACGAGCTTCATGTGTTGCACCGGCGTGACCTCATCAAAGCACCGTACTACGCAAAGGAGATTGTCGAGTCAAACCGTGTGCGGATGGGCAAGTCACTTCAAAAACTTGGGGTGCTTCGTCCCATTGTTTGGAACAGCAAAACCAAACATGTCATCGATGGATGGCAAACGATTGAACTGCACGACGAGCGCATTGGACACGACGACTACAGGTTGCGTGTGTGCGCAGTAGACCTTGACGCGAAGCAAGAGCGTGAGGCACACATCGCGCTCAACAACCCCGACGCCCAAGGTCAATTCGCGATGGGCCCATTGGCGGCGTTGTTCAAAGACAAAGACATCGTGTTGGACATTGCAGCAACGGGCTTCGACATCACGCAGATTTACCGAACGATGGGCGAGTCGCCCTTTGCTGCTGAGGGGCGCAAGGACGACTTGAATGAGCTTGCGGACAAGCTGCGGCAATCACGAGACGCGTACGACAAGATCGTCAACAAGAGTCAGTCGCGCGACACGGACGACTTCTTCACCGTTTGGGTGTTTGAAAGCGGAGCAGAGCGCGATGCATTTCACGAGACGTTTGGACTGAATGACAACCGTTGGCAACACGGCCGCTCGCTCGCAGAAAAATTCAAAGCGTTTGGCGAATGGCTGAAAGACCAAAACGGACTTGGTGACAGCGTAAAACCGAAATGACTGCTGCAAAAAAACTGACGCTTGATCAAGATGCGGAGCGCGCACTCGTAAAACCGTTTGACGAAACAGAGGCACAAGAAAGCCTCGTCAAGCTGTACGGACTGCACTCGACAAACGTCATCCCGGCAAACGAAGTTCCATCGGAACACGATCCCGCAAAACGCTGGAAACCGAATCCGCGCCAAGAGTTGTTCCTGAGAAACCCAACGTGGGAATTGTTTTACGGGGGACAGGGTGGTGGAGGAAAAGCGCTTGCGCTGACGACGCCGATTGCCACGCCGAACGGGTGGACGACGATGGGTGCGCTGCGAGTTGGCGACGTCGTATTCGATGAGCGCGGCGCACCATGCACGGTGCTTGCGGCAACGGAGCCAATGTTTGGCCACGATGTGTTCGACGTCGTGTTCGATGATGGCAGCGTCATTCGCGCCGATGCTGAACATCGTTGGCTTACGACCACGGCAAACGAAATCCTTGACGGGTCGTTAGGGTCGGTCCGGACAACCCAAGAGCTTTACGCATCGATTGCGAGCGGAGTGCGCCACGTCGTCGACTCATGGTTTAAGGTGGTCAGCGCGAAGGCCAATCGAATCAAACTGCGCGAGTCGCAGAAGCATCGTGTGCGATTCATTGTTGACGTAAAACCAGTGCCCACCGAGCCTGTGCGATGCATCAAAGTTGACTCGCCCTCACGTCTTTTTCTTGCGGGTCACAAGATGATTCCGACGCACAACAGCGACGCATTGCTTGTGGACGCAATGCAATTTGCAACGGGCACACATCCACAATTTGGTCACCTTGCACAGCACCATCGTGCATTGCTTCTACGACGCTCTTACGTGGATCTCGTGCGCTACATCATCCCGCGCAGCCAAGTGCTCTACCCGCGTGTTGGTGGCGTGTGGCGAGCGTCAGCACGACGTTGGCACTTTCCGAGTGGTGCAACCATCGAGCTTGGCGCGTGCGACAACGTTGAAAACATCCATCGTTTCGCAGGTGCTGCGTACAACTGGATCGGCTTCGACGAGCTGACCCACTTTGCCGAGTCGCAATATCTGTTTTTGCTTTCACGCCTTCGCTCTGCGTCGGGTTTGCCCACGTACTACCGTTCCGCGTCAAACCCAGGCGGACCAGGACACGACTGGGTGCTCGAGCGATTTGCTCCATGGCTCCGTCTTGGAGATCCCGACTACGAAGGTCTGCACGGCGAATACAACAAGCCGCTGTACTTCGTACGCGATGAAAGTGGCGACGAAATCATCGTGCCGAAGGGCACAGCGATGGCGCGTGGCCGCTCGTTCATCCCGGCCACGGTCTACGACAACCCGTTCCTTGCGACGTCTGAATACATCGCGAACATGAACGCGATGAGCAAGCTTGACCGTGCACGCATCATGCACGGAGATTGGCTTGCCAAACCAGGCGCTGGTTTCATATTCGAGGGCAAGTGGTTCAAGTGCCCAGGCGATGGCGACCCATACCGACCAACAAGCACCGTTGCGCGCATTCGTTACTGGGACCTCGCCGGAACAGAGCAAGCTCGAGCCAAGGAAGGCACCGCGTTCACCGCAGGCATCCTGATGAGTGCCGAAGTGATCGGACGTGGTCTCGATGGAACGCCACTCGTGCGCATCTGGATCGAGGACATCATCCGTGGGCAGTGGCATCCCGCAGGCGTCATCAAAGCGATCGACGAAGCAATGGAGGATGATTTGCGGCGCGACCCGTCATGCCTCACGTACATCGAGCGCGACCCAGGACAAGCGGGTGCGATGCAAGCGTGGTTCATGGCATCGATGGCCGGCGCGAAAGGACATCACCTTCGCCCAGTACCACCGCAAGGGTCGAAGATTGACCGCGCACGCATCCCGTCAGCATTTGCAGAGCAAGGCAACGTGTGGATTCTTCCCGCGAAATGGAACAAGGTTTTTCGAGAAGAACTTCAGTCGTTCCCGGATGGGTTGAAGGACCAAGTCGACTCGTTCACTGGCGGCTTTCGTCAGATCATGTTGCTGGCGCGTAACGCTGGGACGTTGGGAAGTTCGCGCTCGACGCCAGCGGAGCACAACCCTCAGAAAAACATTCGCAAGGGCGGATTCTGATCAGTCATGTTCATCGAATGACCACCGACGACATCATCAAAAAAGCGAAAGAGCGTCTTGCCGAACTCGATGCGGAGCGCGCCAAACTTCAAGCCATCATCGCAGCGGCCGAGGGCAAACCGCTTGCGTTGTTGCCCGCTCCAAACCCGATGCCGTTTATCCCAATTGCGCCGCAACCAATGCCATCGTTGCCGTATCGTCAGCCATGGGAGATCGAGCGCCGATGGGATGTTGGCGAGGTCTATTGCAGCTCGCTCATGATCCCTGCCACGGACAGTTGGGTCTCGTTCCACTAGGGACCTTGAATCGCGCGCGACGGTCCCTACATCGTTAAACAACACATGAACACATCCGAAGGTTTGACGCCGACATGGCGCGAGGCTGCGCTTTCGTGGCTGCAACACGTTTGCGCGTCGTGACATCGAGCGCCGCAAAATGACTGTCGAAGAACTCAACCGAGACAAACTCATCGCAGCGATGAAACGTTGTGGCATTCGCGTCGTGATGTGGTCGCGAACAGACCCGCGAGACGATTACGACTGGCATGGCCCGGGTTGGTTCATCGGGACGAACACGCGCGGTGATGGCGTTGGGTTCTACATTCGTGACGAAGATGTCACCGTGACAATCATTGCGCTCATGAAGTTGAAACGTGGCGCATACGACGACGCGGTCATGGTGCTCGAAGCGGTGTGTGCAGAGAGAAAGGCAGAGACGAAAGAATGAGGCTTGAGCAACTCCTCGACGACGCCGCAAAGAACATCGACAAGCCAGAGCACAACGCTGTGCTGTTTTCGCCGTCCTATCCACACATGTAACGAGTACAGGCCCTTGCTGCTACAAAGTACGGCGCGCTCAGTGGTTCGTACCAACGATCATTCAATCGGTGGACGTTCCCGTCTGGAGCACACATCAGCTTTTGTGCGCTCATCAAAGAAGGTGATGAGCGGCAAATGTCTGGCCAGGCGTTTACGTGGATTGGTTTCGACCTTGCGTCTGAATTTTCATACGAAACCATTGAAATGCTGAAAAGTAGAGCGCGTAGCGTTCATGGGATTCACGCCGAAGTTTGCTATGGCGCGTCGAATGAGCCGCCACACGTCCCACGCGAGCCATAGACGACCCGCCCTGATCTGACGCATCCTGCACGGGATGTCGCAATCTGTTCAGGGCCTCTACCAGGGCCTGCTCAACCAGTACCCCACAACATTTCCAAGCAAACGCACAAGCGCAGATTTGATCGGTGACCCACCGCTGATCGAAATTTTTACGCGCGGATATTGGGGCGCCACCATCGACATGGTGAACATCGAGCGTGCAATGCTCGATGTTCGCATCGGCATCATGCACCGCGCGATGGACATGATCCGCGAGGCGTTGTGGCATGCGCCGCCTGTGCGCACGATGGTGTACCGACGTATCGCGCAGGTAGCCTCGGCGCCGTTCGATATTCAAGCGCCACAAGATGTCGAAGACGAAAAGTGGGCCAAAAAAATCGCGGTGATGATTCGCCAACAGTTGCGTGGCGCAACAGGCATGCGTGGGCCACGCAACTCGTCGTCATTCAAGGACACGCTGAAGCAGTTGATGGCGGCCGTCGTTGATGGTCGGGCAGCGACACAGGTGAACTTTGAACCTGTCGTTGGCGACTCGTCGCGAAAGTATGCGCTGACGGGTTTTTCGTGGATTCACCCATCACGTCTTGCGTATGGCCAACAACGCGAGTTGCGGATTTGCGAACGTCACATCCAGACAGGCATGTACGCAGCAATCGGACCAGCGCTCGAGGATGCTCCGCTTCGATTCATCACACATCGCCCGCTGCTGTTTGCTGATTACCCCGAGTACGACGGGCTTTGGATTTCGATGCTCTACTACCTGTTTTTTCACCGCTACGCGTGGCGGCAGAAGATGCAGTTCATCGAGACGTTCATCAAAGGTTGGCGCAAGGTCACAGGTCCCGGCGGCATCGAAACGCACACCACCGAAGCCGCAATCAAAGAAGGCGCAGAGCGTGCACATGAACTCGGCGGCGACACCAACGTTTGGTACGGCGCACCAGGCGTCGATCTCTCCATGGAGTGGCCACAAGGACAGGGCTATCAGCTCATCGCCACGATGCCTGATGAGGTCGAGTCAGCACTCGCACGGCTCATTCTCGGCCAAGACAAAACGACGACTGGCGACACGTATGGGAAAGGTGCTGAAGAACTGAAAGGCGAAAGTTTACTCATCGCGAGCGATGACGCAGACACGTTGAGCCAAACAATCAACAGATTCATCGAGCGCCTTGTGGCGTTTTTTGTCTCGCCAAACGCTGTGCATTTGGCACCCGTTTTCAAACTCCAGATCGGTACCGAAACATCACCAGATGCTGTGCAAGCGCGACTGACACGCGCCATCGCTGACGGCATTCGTGTGCCGGAAAAATTGTATCGAGCAGCAACGCACATCCCCACGCCCGAAAGCGATGAGTCCTACATCGTCGCTGATCCAGCAAACCCTGGTCTCGGCAAATGCATTGATCCGTCAAAAGGTGAGAGCGAAGCGGATCTTGTTCCACTTGCGCCAGACGTCGCCGCAGATGGCAGTGTGTTTGACGTGGAACAAGAACTCGTCGGGCTTTACCGACACAAGTTCACGCGACGCATGGGAGAAGCTGTGGCAGTGTTCAGTGCTGCATGTGCCGACAAGGACGACTGGACAAACGTAGAGGAGTCGCTGGAAGAAGCGCGCGACACGATTGATCTTGGCACGATGAGTTGGCCGATCGAGGAAGTGATCGTGCTCGGCAACATGATTGGCATCGTCGAAGCAATTGCCGAAGCTGACACGGTTGAGCAAGACGAACCCACATTTCTCGAAGCACCCAACGATTCAGGCGTGATGCTTGCAAGCGGTCGCACCCTTGTGAGTCTCGTCGGCGGATATGTGCGCAAGCCATTTTCCGAAGCGGTGAAAACGTTTGTCGCGAAAAAAGTTGTGCCGCGCGAGATGTTTGACGAACTGCGCGCTGAAGCAAAACGGCGAGCGTTTACCGTTGCTGGACTTGCCACGACGCACCAATTGAAGATCGCCAAAGACGAAGTGCAAAAGGCGATCAAAAACGGAGACTCACCGCGCCTATTCGCGAAACGATTGGAAGCGCGCTTTGCCTCTGCGGGCGTAACAGGGTTGTCCACGTCGCATGCTGAAACGGTGCTTCAAAACGCGATCAACACAGCATTCGCAGACGGGCGCTTTGTTCAGATGACACGTCCCGAGGTGTTGGAGGAACGGCCGTATTGGATGGTCGAGTGCCGAATCGACCAGCACACGCGACGTTGCCACCGTGAACAGCATGGCAAAGTGGTGCGCGGCGACGAGGTGGCTAGCGCAAAAAAGCGTCTGCCGTGGGGCCATCGTTGTCGCTGCAAATTCGTGTCATTGACCGCGGGACAAGTGCAAAGGCGTGGGTTGGTCCCAGTACCGGCAACATTGTTGGCAGGTGTCCCAGATCAGGGCTGGAATTCGTGACAGGACCTGATGTAACGTGAACACAAATGGCGCTCACGACATCATCCGCACGCAAACTATGGGCACAAATTTTCGCGATGCCGAACAAGGCAGGAGCGTTTATCGACAACTTGGTTGACGAACTGGAGGCGCGGTTTGTTGCTGCTGAGGGCAAAGCAAACACGCAACGATTTTCACTTCAACATCCAGCCGACGGCGCAGCCAACACGGCAACTGCCGAAACGGTGTTTGGCGTGGCACGTGCAGCGGGAAGCACTGGCACAACCGGAATTGATTTGTGCTTCGGCGCAAACATCACGGCGAATGATACCGACTACGCAACGATCACAATTCGTCGGCGTTCTGGTGCGGGCGCTGGTACAGCCGTTACGGTTGCCACAATCACGACGCAAATCACTGGTGGACTTGGGAACGTGACGGGGTTTGCACGGCTCACGCCAGCAAGCACCAACGTGTCTGTCGTCGCAGGTGATCGATTCACGTACCAAATCACCAAAGCAGGTTCGGGCGTGCAATTGCCCGCATTCCATGCCGCCGTCGTGGAGACGTTGACGTGAAGCAATCCGCACTCGACAAGGCGGCGTGGTCAAGCGTTGCGTTTGACGTTGCGTTTGTGCAAGCCGACGAGGCCACAGACGGTCCGTCGAAAGTGATTCCGTTCAAGCCGCGTTGGATGCACGTTGCGTATGAGGGCGTTTGGCGTGGTTATCGCACTGGCGAATTTACGTTTACGCCGGATGACTTGCAGCAGATGGTGGCGAATCACCGCGCAAGTCCGCAGTATCGTTCCGACGTGCTCGGTTTGACGGAGAACGACATTCAGCGCGGCCAATATGGAGTGTTCCGCATTGACTGGCGCCATTTGTCGGAAGCGCCGCCAGCAGAGGTCCCGCTCGAATTGCAAAAAGCTCGAGGGTGGGTTCTCGAAATGGAGGTGCGTACGCCAGCAGTGCCCGGCGATGCATCGAAATTGACTGCGCGTGGCGACAAGGCGGAGCTGTGGGCGTTTGGCTACTTCACTGAAGAAGCCGCATCGATGATCAACAACCACGAGGTCAAGTGGTTGTCGATCACGGCCTATCCGAACAAGACGGACAAGGTCACCGCGCAAAACATTGGTTGGTGGGTTTCGAGCATTGCGCTCACCCCATCGCCATTTTTGGACGGACTCACGGCGCTTCCATTTCAAGCGGAAGCAGAAGTTGTCGACGCAGAAGCAAAAATTGCGGCAGAAGCAAAAACGAAAAACGCAACGCGTTCCAAAAACGAGCCTGCTCCTGATAACAACAACGAGCGTGAGCGGCCCGGATCCGACAACAACAATTCAAGAAACAACGATCGCAGCAATCACGAAGGAAGACCCATGAAGTTCGCGAAGAAGACGATGGAAATGCTCGGGTTGTCACCCGACAACGAAGACATGGCGGAGCTGTCCAGCGCCGTCGATCGCATGTGCATGGAGCACGGTTCCATGGCGAAGCAACTCGCTGACATGACTGCAAAATGTGCCGAGTACGAAAAGCAGTACGGCGCATTGAAGAAGGCGTGCGGCGACGAAAGCATGGCGTTCGGTCAAATTGGCGTGGTGATTGCAGAAGCGATGTCGGCGAAGGCTCGCTACGAGGCCGAAGCGCCGAAGTTCAAGCTCGTGCTTGAGACCAGTATCGCAAGCGAAAAACTCGACGCAAAAGCGGACATCGAGCGAGTCATGGCCGAAGGCCAAATTGACGCCAAGTACCGAGACATGGTCGAGTCGTTCCGTTTGGGCAACGTGCCCGACGAAAAACTCACCACCCACGAAGCGTTGGCCGTTCGTCTTGAAGCTCGGAAAACGTTTTTGGCGAAGTACCCGCGAACGGGCGACGCGCACATTTTGCTCGATCACCTCGGCAACGGCAAAGGCAGCACACATATCGACGCAGGCACCCAGGGCGGCGTTGGGTTCGGTGCTCCGTCGCGTCAGGGTTCGCAAGGCAAGACGCAGAAAAAAACGATCATGCTTTCGGACGAAAATCGCGTCGAACGACCGATCAATTTGCACGACTACAATGCGCCTGGTGCCGAGTTCAATCCGATCACGTGCGCAGTGACCATGCTCAAGTCGCTGTTTCCGACCAAATATGGCAAGGCGACGGGCGGCACCGTGGCGTGGGACGAACTCAATATGGAAGCATACCAAGTGGTTTGCCGGTTTGATCAGGCTGGGGCGCTGTAACGCGCGACTCGCGCAGCAAAGGAGATTTCGATGGCTGGAGAATATTGTCTTCCGTACGAACGCCCTGGAGATCATCACCTCCGGGACGCACTCAATTCCTCAGGGGCTGCAATTGTGGCCAAACGCTTCGTCAAGGGTAGCGAAGCTGGTATTCTGTATCCGACGGCAGTTGCCGATGCGATTTACGGGTTGGTGCGACTGGGCGCAGCCGATGGCTTGATGTGCAATGTGCAGCTTGGTGGGCAGGGCATTGCCACTGCCGGCGCTGCTGGAGTCACCGCAGGCTCGCGTCTCACGATCGAGGCAAACACCGGCAAGGTCGTCGACTGGGCGCCTGCGGCTGGCGTCAACGCAGCGATCGTTGGCAAAGCGATCAATACCGCAGCGGCAGATGGGGATTGCATGGTGGAACTCCTCGGCCCCGGCGCAATCGGACAGGGAGCGTAACAAACAATGCTTTTCGACCAATACGGCGCACCGATGCGTCAAAAAAACAACAGCGTTATTCTTCGAGCGGACGTCCTTGATGACAACAAACGCGTCGTCATTCCGGCCGGCACTGCGATTGCGCTGGACAACAACGGCCAAGTCGTCAGCGGGCACAACGGAGGCGTCATGCTTTCCGCCATTGCCCCGCAAGACGTCTACTTCGTTCAAGCTCAACGCAACTGGTTGAGCGGCTACAAGTCTGCTGATTTTCGCCACAACGAGGGACCGCAAACCGTCCCCGTCGACCGCGACACGTTCAAGCAATGGGGTTTCCCCGTTTCGCACGGTTTCGGCATCGTCAACACTCGAGCGAGTGAGGAGGGTTGGCCCAAGGAAATCGGCACGAAACCGGAGCTGACCGATCAACAGATCGAGTGGCATCGTTTGGCGTTTTGGATGAACCGCAACGTCGAGTCGCAAGCGGAAATCCAATATCTCCAATCGCAGCTCCAGAATCTTGCGCGCGTGCTTTACGCCAACCGCGAGCTTGCAGTGTGGGGCCCTGGTTTCACCAACTGGACCGCCGGAGCGCTCGTTCTTGCCGCCAATTACGACACCTTGAACAAGGTCACGCTTGGCGCTGGATTCCAATGGGGTGGTGCGTCTGGCGAAGGCGCAAACTCCGATCCTATCGCCGATCTCATGACGGCGAACGAAGCGTCGCTCGGCCCCATTTCGGAATGGTGGATGAACCGAAAGACCTGCAACGCAATGCTGAACAACTCGACCTATATCGCTCGAGTACGCGGCATGATTGGTCAAGATCGGTGGTCGGAGGAAACCAAGCTTGCCCGCGAAGGCAATGGGCGCCAAGACTTCAAGATTCCGCAACTCCCCGGAATGGTGCGTGTTGTGGACAGCAAAGTCACAAATCCAGACACTGGCACCGAGGACTACACGTTTCCGGACGGCGTGGTTATCGGCTTGCACAAAAACGGCGACACTGCCGCTCCGGTGTCCGGCCAAGAAAAAGCGACGGGCTATTTGTACAAGCGCACTGCGCCAGGTGGAGCAGTGGGTGACATCAACGTCCGCACGCAGATCATCGAGGGTCGCGGCTTCGGCGGCGCTCTCTGGATCGTCGAAATGGGCTTCAAGTGCTCGCACGTGGCTCCGCGCTCGGGCTATCGCATTGGAGGCATTCTTCAATGAGTGAGATTCTCGCAAGCAGCGACGTTCCTGTGGCCGCGGCAGCCCCCGTCATTCCCCCGGTTGTCGCAACTCCTGCAGCTCCCGTGGAAAAACCGAAGACTGCCGTTGAACAGGCGCGACAAGCCGCGGATTTGGCGACCAAAGCACTTGAAGGCGTTGAGTCGATTCGCGGCGAGTTGCGTGAGTTCTTCATGCAGATGCGTGAGGGGATGGCTCAGGGCAAACCGCAAGACTCTGTGAAGGCGCAAGTCAAGGGTCGCATGCTTTCGGACGACGAACTCGCAAAGCTTGTCGAGCGCATGTCATCGGAGGACGCGGCGCGATTGCACGAACTCATTGCGGCGAAAGCGGAAAACGAAAAATGGGCGGCCCGTGGCATCAACCCTGCAACGCACGTGATTGCGACCGAGGCGCTGAAGCTGATGTACGACGGAAAGCCAATTTTCACGGTTCCTGGCCAGGACTACGAGCGCGCCAAGCTGAGTCCGTTGGACCTCGAACTATACGGTGAAACTCACTTCACCGCGCCAAAACTCAAGAAGTAGCCACTTCTTGCCAGCAAAACGCGGTACGCTCGTACCGTGACGATCCCATTCACAGAAGATCTCGTACGCACCGTTGTTGGTGGCGGCACGCGCTACAATCAACTCACGAACGAGACCTATCAGGCTGGTTCAAACAGCACTTTGTTCGACACGATGGCGCCCGCCGCTGTCCGCAAAGCCGAAGGCATACTGATGATCGGCTTTGACAACGTCGCTCGCGTCCGCGCGCTCATGGACACCGACGAAAACGTGCAACTGAATCTTGCACGTATTTGCGCCGGACTGATGGGGTCGACGAAGTTCGATATGTATGACGACAAGGGCAACTACCCTTACAAGCAAGTCGAAGAGCTGGGCATGTACGAACTCGACGCGCTTGCTCGAGCCCAAGTGCAATCGTCGGCGCAGCAGGACAACCCCGCGGTCGGTCAACACGACCGCACGAAATCAGGCAACGTCAATACCCCATCCAATTCGCCAAAAATTTTCAATTCAGACTGCCCCGGTCGTTACGGCAAAGGCGGGTTTTGAACATGCACGCGTCGGTCGTAATTGATGGCTCGGACGTCGCACAATTCATCAGCCAATTTGGCGGACGCGCAAACAACATGCGTCCGGCGATGGCGGACGTTGGCGAGACGTTGCTCGGGTACGTCAAGGAAGAGCTGGAGACATCCGGCCACGGACGATTCCCACCGCTCGCTCCGTCGACGCTTCGTCAAAAGGCGCGCAAGGGTTATCCGGCCAAACCGCTGTTCGCTACTGGCGCTATGGCTGCGTCGAATGTCGCAGAGGTCGGAAACGACTTTGCCGACGTCTTCAACACAAAAACGTACTCCGTGTTTCACACATCGCATGCTCCAAGAACACGTCTTCCGCTTCGAGACTTTTACGACGTTCCAGAGAAAGCATTCGACGACTCGGCGCAGATCATCCTCAACTACCTCGCGGGGAAATGATCGATGCCGCTCACACGCGATGATGCTCAACAAATTCTTGCGCAGGTGAAAGCAAACGCTGCACGTCTCAATGCGTGCAGCGCGCCACACGAGTTTGTGGACATGCTCGAACACAACGTGCCTGGACATCGCTATCGATGCAGCAAGTGCGGTGGAGAAGTCGCCGGTCAATGCGTGCGCTGGTATTTGCTCGGCATGAAGCACGCAGGAAAGATGCTGTCATGATCAATGTTGAAAAGTTTGCCCGAGAACTTCATGAGTCGATGCGCGAAGCAGCGGCCCGTGGTCTTGTTGCCAACGATGTTGGCAAGCCGTTCCAAGGGTGGAACGACCTTTCGGAAGCAGCGCGCGAGGGACGGCGCGTGATGGCTCGATATCTGTTGTCACGATTTGAAGTGAACACACGAGGCCCCATCTATGGCGCGTGAAATTCCGCAAGGCGCGCTGTTCGTTGACGAATGGATCAAGCGTTGCCTGTTGGCTGTATGCGCACCGATCAGCGGCACGCGCGCCATCGGAAAAGCTCTTGTCAAAGCAAGTGGCGCTGACACCGAACTACGCGGAGGAAGTCACGCGGTACTAGTGCGTCAGGACGCACCCAACCAGTACAGCGTCGACTTCACGCGCATCTACAAAGTGTCGCCGGCACAACCCGATGAGCATCTTGTGTACCGATGCGACCTCGCGGATGTGACTGCCACAAGTGCTGGCGTCGAGGTTTCGATGCTTGCTGTAGGTGGCGGCACTGGGCATGAAATACCTGCGGGCGCGAAGCTCATGTGGTGGCCACCGATCGCCGGCATGGAACCAATTTTTGACGTGACCGAAGCCATCGACGGCGCGACAGATGCGACGCTTACAAGCGCGCTCAAACAGATCGTTACGTTCGATGAGCTTGGACTTGTTCGCGCAGACATGGGCGCTCAAGCATGGAAAGGAAAGCTCACGGAACAAGGCCCATCGGGCGTGTTGACGTGGCGCGGCTCGAGGTCTGAACCGTTTGCAAAGGGCGTTGATCGAAGCACCGAAACTTTTCAGTTGTTCGTGTTCAATAGTAGTTTGAGATCAAACGATATGCGCCGCACGGACAGCTTGGCCGCGCTTGGTCATCTGCGAGCGCTGCTTTTGGATCGTTCGTCGGTGGATGGTTTTGATTTTTCAAATCCAAAAATACGGGTTGTAAGCAGAGAGTTTGTCACGGCGGAAGACACAACCTACGTGCACGTGATGAATTTTACCGTGTCGCATGCGGTGACACGTATTGAGGCTCGCGTGTTTGCCGATTGGCTCATCACACAACAGGTCTTCCTAACCACCCTCTCCGCGCAGTATCCTTCCATCGCAGAAGCGATCCGCTTCCCCGACGTCAGTTACAACATGCAGTAGGTTACAGATGGACAAACCTGAAAAAAGTGCCGTGTTCGCCATGTTTGTGAAGGCCGTGGAAGGTGCGATGGTGCGCCGCTACGGCACCAAACTGAACATTGGCGTTACTGCCAACGGCAAAGGTTCCGTCAAATGGGACACAGAGACGATTCACGCGCTCACGCATGACGAGGTGAATCAGCACGGCCACCTGTACACGCGAGAGATTGAAGCAAAACCGCCTCGACTCATCGCGACGACGCAGGAAGCATGGGAAGCGCAACGCAAAGAACGCAAATTGGCCGCAAAAGCAGCGGCCGAACCTGCATCAACCAGTGAAGTCGTGCCGTCGGAAGTGACGGAGAAGGTGGCCTGAAATGTCAAACGTCATTGCATCCGACGTGCTGGTTCCTGGAGTTGGTATTCGGATCGATTTTGTCACGTCCGAGCCGACCACTGTAGGGCTCAAACGTCGCATTTGCGTCATTGCTGTGAAGACGTCCGCCGGCACTGCGACCGCGGACGTTGTGAACCAGCGCGTTTTGGGTCACGAAGCCGTCGCCACATTGGGCGGCAACGGTTCACTCGGTCACCTCTGCGCAAAAGCAATCTTCAAGGAACACCCCACCGCTCGAGTGGACTTCATTGCGGTTGCAGCTCCTGCCGGCGTTGCTGCATCGCAAACGATCACATTCGATGACTCGACGCCTGTGACAGCCACAAAAACGGTGGAAATCGACGTCATGGGACGAACGTTTTCGCTCGATTGGTTGCCGGCTGAAACCGACACTGCGTTTGCCACGCGGTATGTGGCAGAAATCAACGGCTCGACGGGTGACTTGTTTGTTACTGCCGCAAACGGTGGCGGCACCTTGGCGGTGATGACGTTGTCGGCGAAACACACCGGCACTGTCGGCAACGATGTCCTTGTGGCGGTACGAGAAATCGGCGGAACGGGTGGAGCAGTCACGCTTGGCGGCGCAGCGCTTGCCAGCGGCACGGGCACACCGACCATCACAACGGCACTCGCGGCGATTGCGACAACGCAATATGACCTCATCGTGATCTGTGGCGGAAATGCGGACGCCGTTGCTGCGAGCACGACTGGTCTTGTGGGCAAACTGAAGACCCACATGGAGGATCACATCTCTGGATTTGGCGCGCTTTTGCAGCAGGCGATTGTTGGCGTCACCGGATCGCTCAGTTCGGCCAAGGTCGGACCGGCAACGCACAACTACGAATTGTTTGAATACGTGTTTGCCCGAGACGCTCAATCGTTGCCGTGTGAATGGGCAGGCGCCGAAGCTGGTGCTCGGTCCCGCGAAGAGCAAATCGACCCGAACGTCAACCGTAGCAACCGCGCCGATATGCCGTACCTGGCAACGCTGTACGGTCCGGCCAATCTCACGACGGGACGGCTGACGTTCACCGAGGAGCAAGACGCACTCGTGAGCGGGTTGTCTCCAATGCGGTATTCGGACACGGGCGTGCCGTTCATCTCGATCCCGCGTACGACCTACTGGGTTGACGCATTCAGCAACGAAGATCGGCGACTGGTCTACGTCAGCCAAACAACCACGTTGATTGAAATGGGCAAGGATCTGCGCGCGTTTTTGCCGGCGCGGTATCCCGGCGCAAAAATCACTCCCGACCAATCACAAGGCGACGACGACGCGCCAGCAAACGTGGTCGAGGTGGGCGATGTTCGCGCGGCAGTTGTAGACCGCATCAAGCAGGTTTACGTGGCGCAAGGATGGGTCGTCAAAAGCGAGGTTGATGCGGCCCTTGCGAATGGCACCATGTCCTTCGAGATCGATTCCGGGAACGAATCGAAGCTCAACATCGTTTTGCCGTTCAAACCCATTCCACCGTTGACGCAGTTCGATTTGATTTTGAAAGGGATGAACTGACATGGCAACGCAATACGATTTTCCGCGCGCCGACGCAGAGGTGGGCGGCGGGAAAACCAAGCTGATCACGAAATTGGCCGTGAAAGTCGACAACGGCGCACAATGGGAAGCAACGTTCGGCGGCGGCGGCAATTCCTTCGGCGCGATCAAATGCGACGGGTCATTCGATCTCAAAATCGCGAGCAACATTCCTGCGTCAGCGCCCGAGCGCAAATGGCTGCGCAACGTGTTCAACAAGGAAAAAGTCAGCGCAGTGTTCAAGATCCCCACGCTTGGGCGCATCGTGTTCACGGGCGCCTTCTCGTCAATGGATATCAACAGCGCCGTCGAGGGCGCCGTCGAAGGCTCGATCAACTTCGTTGGCACGGCCAAACTCGTTGAAGCGAGCTGATTCAAAGCAAAAGCATGAGCACAAAAACAGCGTTCGTCGAAGAGTGGCTCAAGGGTAAAACGCGAGATGACTTCGCGCTCATTGAGCACTGCAATGGTCGGTTGTTGTGGCCGGTCAAAATCAATCGCTTGCGCAAAAACGGCAAATTCGACGAAGAACCTGCATATTTGCAGGTTCTTGATCCTGTTGACGTCATGGACGCAACTCAGGACGCAATGCGTATTTTCGACGAACGCGGATTTGACAAAGACGACGAACGTGTCGCAGCAATTTGGACCGAACTGGAAATGTTTGCGCGGATTTCGGTCGCGTTGCGAAGCCCGCAAAAAGATGCCGATGGCATTTATCCAAACATGCACAGCCTTGACATGTTGCTGGATACCAAAACAACGGGCATTTCTCGATCCGAAGTGGAAAACCTGAATCGTCGCCTCGATATTGTGACCAAATTGCAAGATCCGCGACTTGAAGACATCGACAAACAAACGGTTATCCGTGTCGCGCTTGCGATTGCAGAAACGGGCAACCTAAGCCCTTTAGTTGCTATCGCGGGGTCCGAGCTGGATACCTGCGTCGTCGGTATGGCGTCGATCCTGACCGAATGTCTGCGGCACGAGTTCTCATCGCCATCACCCGAGAACTCCAACAAGGCACGCTCACGCGGCAAGAACTCGACCACATCTTCGACGGCAAAGCCTACCTCTGCGACCGCCCCGTCGACCAATGAGGCGCTTGCTGCAAACGATGCAGCGGCTGGCTGACAACCCGTGATACGGTGCGCACATGGCTGACAAGGTCGTCACCGTAAAAATCAAACTCAACAAGTCCGATTTTATTGCCAACGCAAAGGCAATCGAAACGGCTACGGGTTCGACCTGGAAGCGCATTGCCGACCAGTCATCAGTTATTGGAAAACGCATCAAAGAATGGGCCAAGGATGCATCCTTGGCAATGAAAGCGTTTTTCGCAGTCGATGAGGTGGGGCGTGGGCCATTCATGAAAATGCTGGCCGCACTGCAAAACAGTCGAGTGGCCGCCGTTAGCATGCTCAGGAAAAACGCTGCTGCAATCAAAGCGATGTTTTCCGCCGACGAAATTGGCCGCACGCCGTTTATGCGAATGCGCGACGCTGCAAACAAAATCAAGACGGCGTCCATTGCGACATTGAAAAAAAACGCTGCTTCGATGAAGCAGTTTTTTGCGCCGGACGAGGTTGGGCGCGGACCGTTTTTGCGGATGCTTGCGGATCTGCATAATTTGGAATCAAAGTCACAGACGGCATTCAAACGAATTGGGCAAGCTGCAAAGAGTGCCTTTGGTGCGGGAAGCAAAGGAATTGGTACTGCTGGCAGTTGGTTGGACCGAAAAATGTACGGGTCGGTGCAAATGGGTGCCGACGGCAAATACGGTGCAAAAAAGGGTTGGCTTTCGGGTCTTTCCAATCTGTCAATGACAGGCCACGACAGTGGTGGGGCAATGGCTCTTGCGGGTGTGTTTGCGGCCAAAAGCGCAGTTGAAAGTATCTACGCAAAAGGCGCGGGCATTGTGCAGGACGCAAACCACGTAGCCGAGGCTGCGGCGCAACTTAGCGTGAACGCGCGGCAGGCTGGCCAGGGTTATATCGATCCAAAAGTCTTGGAAGCCGAAGCTTACAAGGTGACGCAAGATGTAAAGGGAACGTCTGCTGACAACGTCATCGAGGCAATGGCGCAATTCACGAGCTTGACCGGCGACCTCAAGACCGCTCGCGCTTCCATGACCACGTTTGCGACAGTAGCTCGAGCAACTGGTGCAAGCTTGACCGACGTCGCGGCGTCAACCGCAGCCATTTCGCAACAATTCAAAATCACTGATCCGGCCGACATCCGGGAAGTATTGTCGGCACTTACCTACCAGGGCAAGGCTGGCGCTATCGAATTGTCCGATCTTGCAACAGGGTTGCAGACGTTGGCCGCAGGCGGTGCGTCATTCGGTCTTTCTGGCGTGCAGGGCGTTAAAACGCTTGGTGGTATTACTCAAATTGCGAAGCAGGGTTCAGGTTCGGCGGCCGAAACGTTTACCGCGGTGCAGGGTATTTTTCGCGAACTTGCCGCGAAAACGAGCATATTGGAAAAGCAAAAAGTCAAGGTGTATGAGGGTAAGGGCGCAAACAAAAAAACACGCGACCCAACCGATATCATTATTGACGCAATCAGCACAATTGGTGGCAATGATGTGGCCAAAAAGGCCACAGGATTGCAATCAATTTTCAATGATAGTTTGAAGGGATTGAAGCCACTGCTGAGTCTTTACAACGATACCGTCAGGAACACTGTCGGCACGGACAAAGAAAAAACAGCAGCAGGCGTAAACGCGTTGCGACAAGCGTTGGACAGCGCAATCAACGTGGCGGGTGGCTGGGAGGACGTAGTCAGCGATGCTGCCAAAATGCAAAAAACATCCTCGGCCCAAATGGCCGCAGCAAGCCAATCTCTTCAAAGCAAGATTTCGGAAAACGTCGCGCCAAAGCTGACGGAATTCGCCACTGGACTGGCATCGTCAACGGACGCAATCGACTTTTTTGTGTTTGCAATGGAAGTGATTGCCGACACCGTTGAGGGTTTTGGAAAGGCGCTCAAAGCACTTGGCATCATCAAAGAACACAAGAAAACGTCGTACGAATTGCGCGACGAACACAAGGCAAAAAAAGAAAAGCTGCAATCCGAATTAAAAGGTATGCAGATGACGCCGGAACAAATCGCAATTGCGCAAACCGTCGATCCGAAGGGGCTTGAAGAAAAGCGCAAAAAAGCAAAAGAACTTGAGGTTCAAATTGCTGGCGAGGCGGCGCAAGAAAAGTATTACAACGATTTTGCAAATAAGGGCGGATTTGAGTGGGACAACGATCCCGACAATATGCCCGTCACGAAAACAAATACGCGAACGCTGAAAGATAAATTCCGCGAGCAACAAGAAGCCGCGGTGGCAGCAATTCCGCAAACGGCTGGTTCGTCGCGGTCTCCCGGCGCTGTTATTGCTGCGCAGCATGCAACAGACGTGGCTCGTGGTCGTGAAATGTTTGCACAACGAGAACAAGGTCAAGCCCCGGCGCCAGTACGCCCTGGGCCGATCAAGTTCGACGGAGCCCAACCAGTTCGCATCGTTGGCGACGACACGACGCGCGGCACCATCGCGGCACCAACCCCGGGCAACGTGCCACGACTCTGAAAGGGTGACCTCATGTCGAAGTGGGAAGACGGACCACGCGCATCGTTTGAAATTGATGGCGAAAGCGATCGAGTAACGTTCGTTTTGACCGAGATCACCGAGGCTGGCGGCAACCGCATAGCGAAGCGCGAGCGTGTGTACCGCGACGGCGAACGCCTCGATGGCATGGGCACGAAAGGCGACACCATCGCAACACGCTCATCGTTTTTCAACGGCGTTGACGAGCAAGGTGTCACGCCAAACCAGTACGACGATGTGCTCGGACCGCTGATCGCGATGCTCAGGCGTTCGGTCACGACAACCGGCACGTTGCGCCTTCCAACGAAGGCACCGCTGCGCGTCAAGGCTGAGACGTGGAACATCAGAGAGGACGCTGGCCGCAAAGACTTTGCATACATCGACATTTCATGGGCCACCGACACGGAGGAGACTGAACTCGAGTCGACGTTTGGCCAGCCGAACGCGCGAAGCAGCGCGGTAGCTATCGCTGACGACATCGCTGCACAGATCGAGTTCATGGGCATCACAAGCGACGACATTGCTGAGCTTCAGTCGATCGCCAAACGACTGAACGAACTTGCAACGTTCAGTGGTGAACGCGGCGACGATTTGCTTCAAGCCGCAGCCGATGCGCAAGCATGCGTCGACAACATCGAAGACGACTTTCTCCCGTCATCGCAGATGCTCAACGATGACGAATTTGTTGTTGGTGAAACGGCAGACTCGCTGCTCGGACTTCCTATCGCGTACTCGACGCTCGTGAACCTGCGCGAGTTTGCAGAGATGGCGGCGCGTGCTGCCGCAGATGTTCCTGGACGAACCGCGCCTGTGCCAGTGCTCTACGACCGTGCTTTGAGCTTGTTTGATGTTGCGTTGGAAAATGGTGTGGATGTTGAAACGCTCGTCGAGCTGAATCCATCACTTCTGGAACCTGGGTTCATCCCGCCAAACACTCCGATTCTGTTGCCGAGTGTGAGCACCGCATGAGGCCGAAAGAGTTTGTTTCAATCTTGGCTCGTCGTGGCGAGTGTAGGTTGTACTCGAGCGTCGAATTCATCACGGACATGCACGGACCAGCAACGGTCACTCTGCAAGTTGGCGATGACGGATCATGGCGCGACTTGTCGAAGATTTTTTACCCGGGCGAACCTTGCCAATTGTACTGCGATGGCAGGCTTTTGTTCACAGGTAGATTCGAGACAAACAACGTCACGACGACAACGTCTACAGGAGCAATTGCTCATCTCGTTGCACGCACAAAACTTGCGGACGCGCGATACACGACGGCAAAGACGGACGTGAAAGTCACCGACGTTTCGATCAAGCAATTCATTCTCGCGGTGTTTGCGCCACTCGGGTTTGTTGAAAGCGATTTCGTGTTCGACGCGACCGCGGATCGAAATCTCGTCACTGGCGTGCGTGGTAGCGACAAGGCTCCTGTTGACCTCGAACCGATGCAGGAATCAAAGGCAAAGATCCAAGTTGGAGACACGATTTTTGATGCCGTAACGAAGCACCTAAAGCGCTATCACCTTGCGATGTGGGACGGAGCCGATGGCAAAATTATCGTTGGTGCGCCAAATGATTCACAGCGACCAATCTTCACGCTCCGGGGCAAACGTGGTGGGCGTTCATCGAACAACATCTCTGGCGCGAACCGAACACGTGACTGGGCGGAGGTTGCGCAACGCGTCGAAGTCGTCGGTAAAACGAGCAACGATGCGGCAGATCAAACGCCTCTGAAAGGCGTTGCGATCGACGACGACGTCACATCGGTCTTCAACAAGACGGGGCACTTTGGACGTGCCTTGTCGTTGCCGCTTGATGGGCCGAAGACGCAGGAGAAAGCGCAAGCGCAAGCGCAACGTGAGCTTTCGAGTCGTCGCAAAGAAAAAGATGGTTGGTCGATTCCGCTCGACTCGTGGACGTACTGGGACGGCCGCAAACTCATCCCATGGGCGCTGAACACAACCCTCGATATCGAGATCGATTCGATTGGCGCCGAGGCATCCGGCAGGTACTTGATTCACAAGATCACGCGCGGTCTCGATTGCAACGCAGGGCCAACGTGCTCACTCGATCTCGCCGCTCCTGGCGTGTTGGAGTTTTAACATGGGCGACACATTCAACCGCGTTTGGCGCACCATCGACGTGGTTGCTACGACCACAGGAACCAAAAATCAGATCCTCGCAAACGTCGCTGGTTTGGATGGCGAAACCGACGCTGATACGTTGATCTACGGCGCGGGTTGCGTGTTGTTTAACCCAAAGCCAGGAAGCGCTAACGGGCTCGCGGCGGTTGGCGAAGATCGACTTTATCCGGTGGCATTAGCAGACAAAGCGCTGTCAGAAGCGCGTGGGTCAATCCCGGCTGGCACTGGCACGCTTGCCGGATACGAAGGGCAGCATGTCACTGTGCACGAAGGCGCTGTCCCGGGGCAGGCAAAGATCACGATCGAAGTGCTCGGGGCAAAGATGGTCTTCACAGGTGGCGCGCCAGCAGGAACCGTGAACGTCACTGGCGTGGGCGCTGCGGAGAACGTGGCGCTTTATGGGGCGCTCAGAACGCACCTTGACGCTATTCAAACGCTACTTGGAACGATTGTCGGCGATCCTGACGGACTGCCGCCAGTGCCAGGGTTGGCAACACTGCTTAATGCTTTGGGGCCGCCAGGACAGGCAATCGCAACGCTGTTGGTCGCGCAACTGGAAGCAGTGCAAACTGCTGGCGTTGCTGCACTAAACGCTACCATCGCATCATCCGCCATCCTTCGAGCATCACCAACGTGAAAGACAAACCATGAAAAAGACAGTGCTGTCCGTTGCTATAGTTGTTCTGGCCGCGTGTGAAACGACGCCGATCAAGTTCGGCCCAGAACCCACTGGGAGCAGTGGTGTTGTGTCTACAGGTGCCACCATGGGCGCAGGCGGTGATGGCCCTGGGCTTTTGTGTGACCCATGCGAGAACAAGGACGGCACGCGTCTTGTGCGTCGCCAGCAAGTTGCTACATCGCCCGATGGACTGCGAAGCGTGTATCCAACGGCGACTTTGTGGGACACACAGCGAGATGAGGCGTGTGCACCAAGCGTGGACAAAACCGGCACGACACGTTGTTTTCCGGCCGCCGGTTCAGTGCTTTTGCCATACTTTCAAGATCCGGCATGCACAACACGGGTGCTTGCATTTGGGTCTTCAACGTGCGGCGGAACGCTTCCGACACAAGCCATAATCACAATGCTTAGTGGTGATGGTTGCACACAAAAAACATTCACCGAAGTCTATACAGTGGGGCCGGCGTTCGTGGGCCAACTCTACGTTGGCTCAACAGCAAATTGCGTTGTTGGAATAATGCAGAGTGGATATGAATATCGACAGTTGGGCGCAAAGATCCCAGATACCGCATTTGCAGAAATGAGCGTTCAAGACATGAAGTGATCCCTCTTCGTGTCACACGTTTTCTGACGCGTGGTATTGTCGCCTCATGTCACTGCCCCCGCCGCTCATGCCAATACAGCCCGCAGGCATCACGCCGGCGTCAAACTGGGAACCGTTTTACGTCGCCGCGCAACGGCAACCAGTGGTGCTTGTGCCAAAGCTAGACCCGACAAACGGCGAGCAACTTTCGCTTGTGGAAGGTGATGATCCCACATTTCAAGCCATCGCAACTGAGTTTCGCACGATCCGGCGCACTGGATTGGCAGTACAAACGACGGGGCATCGTCTGATCGACATCAGGAAAAACGACGCAAGTGCCCCGATTCAAATTAGACATGAATGTGATCGCATTTTGAAGCCGTACCTCGACAAACGACTCATCCGCGTCGACGAATTGACAATCACTGCTGGCCCAGAAGCCAAAAATAAGGCAAGCATCGTGCTGACGTTTACGGTGTTGAGGACGCAGAAACAATTCACGCTCGGGGTTAAGGTGGCGCGATGACTGTTGCTCCCGCAGAAATGTTTTTCCCGATCTCTGCTCGCGGAGAGATGCGCGAACTGTTTCTGAAGCTTTTTCGTAACGGCCTTCGGAACCTGACGAATCCAGACACGAACCTGCCCTTCACCGACGCGGAAATTAGCCTCGCAACAAACGAAAAGAGCGATGCGTATCGACGTGCAGAAGCGCTCGATGGCGTGTTGTTCGTGATGCAGCAGCGGGGCCTCTACCTTTCCCAGCAGTGGGATCCGCGGCGCTCGAATTCGTCGATGCTTGAGTTGGTGCATGGATATTTGTGGGGCGAAAATTACCTGGAGGCGTCAGGTGGCTCGGGGCCCATTCTTGCGCCGTGTGCACCACTTACGACGGTTCCTGGAAGTACGACGCTTGGCGATCCTGCTGCTGCAAAACTCACAGATCCAGCGCAGCGCACCTACCAAGTGCTTTTCACCGAGCAAGCCGGGATTGCCGCGACATCCGTGCCATTGTCCATTGTCGCGCTTGAGGGAAGCCCCGAGACGAACTTGGTTGTCGGGACAAAATTGACGTGGGTCAATCCGCCCATTGGCGTCGTTGATCAACCAACGGTGACCACAACCTTCACGGGTGGCATTGCAAAGGAAACCGATGCGCAATTTGCTCGGCGCATTTTGCGAATCATGCGCCACAAGCAGGGTGCGGGAAACAATTCACAGCAGCGCGCGTGGGCTGAACAATCAGCGCGCAATGCAGTAGAAGCGGCATTCGTTTACGCCTGCGCTAGACACGCGGGCAGCCTGTTAGTGAGCATTGTGCAGCGTCGCGGCACCGTGGAGGGCCCGACTGGCGGAATCCCATCGGTTGGCACTCTCGCAGCGGTCACCGAATACCTAGTGCCGCCAGCGTCGCCAGTGCAGCCGGCGCACGTGCACGCAGTGGTGACTGGTTGGACGGCCGAACCTACCGACATGGTGATTTCGTTGGCGATGCCTGCGGGAATCGATGCTGGTTGGGCAGATTTGCAACCGTTTCCAGGCACAGCAGGCGGAAGCGCCTCGACAATCATTGCGATCAATGTCGGCGCCAATCCATTGGCCATTCAGATTCAAGCCAACATGACGCTTCCGACAGGTGTGACGCAGCCGCAAATGATGATTTGGAACGTGAGCACATCGCGATGGATTAGGCTCAACGTGGCGTCGATTGCACATGTTTCTGGCACGACCTACAACGTGGTGCTTTTGTCGTTGCCAGTGGGCATTGCGTTGGCAGTTGGTATTGTCGTTTCACCATACACCACGCGCGCTGGTCCCATTGCGCTCGCGATCGAAAGTTATTTTGATTCGCTAGGCCCAGGTGAGATTATCGACGTTTCAACGAATTCTGCGGACCCGCGCCGTCCTCGAGCCGCACGTTTTCCGAAAACATACGAGGAATATCCGATGCGTGCAGGCACGGACGTTTTGTCGATTATCAAAGAGGCTCTTGGCTCTGGCATTACCGACACGGAATTGGTCACAAACACAGTTTCCGTGCCATCTTTGCCGACAGACCCAAACAACGGGCCAAACCGCATTGTTGCAGGCAAAATTGGCATTTACGCTCTCTGATGGAGGTTGATCATGGGTGCTCCTGTTACGCCGTCGTTGCTTGGATATGGACCTCGACATTTTCGCAATGAAGGGGCGCCACTAAATCCAGAATCAGAACTTACCGCCGCGCAACTCAATCTTTGGAAATGGCAGCTCGCCGGCGCTGGCATCACCGCAGTAAAGGCGCTCGTGTTGGTTGCCGCCACGGGGGACTTGATGGCCGCTGGCGCCATGTGGAACCCAACGGGTGACGTTTCATTGCATCCAACAGTCACACGCACAGCGCTTGGTGTGTACGAAGTTGAATGGGCAACGCAATATGAGGACGAAACGGGAACGCTTCAAGACGTCACCATCTTGGCGGCAAAGGTGTCGCCTCAAGGTGGGGCTTTTCGGGTCGGATATTCAACGATCACTGGCACCACAATTACGGTAAATATTGTGGAGGGCGTGTCTGGCGCAGACGAAGACGGTGCCTTTTTGCTTGAGGTGTTGTGATGGCGCTTGGCTGGAGCAATCCACTGCCATTGAAGCTTGGCGGCAACCCGACGATGACGCAAATCGTTTACAAGGCGTTGCGTCAGGCGCTTGGTAAATCGTATGGGCATGATTCGGATCTGGCGATTGGCCCAGTCGACGGATTGCGTGATTTGTTTACGAAGTGCGAGGCACGAGTTGTAGCAGCCGCGCTTTCAAAATGGGAGCACGCGGTCTGGCAGGCGTTTCCACACACGGCGACAAGCTTTCTTCGGCTTTGGGAGGACATGCTTTTCATCCAACCCATTGGAAGCGAAGCCGAACGCCAGGAAGTTGCGGCGCTGAAATATACCAGGCGAATTGACTCGACTGTGCCAGGTTTGCGTCGCGAATTGAAACGCATTGATGACAGGTTCGATGTTGAGTCGGTGCCGTTCGACTTGTCGATCGCGACTGTGCAAGGCAAAGCTTTTGGACCTATGCCAGGGGCAACGGGTGAACCCTACGGGACCGAGTTGTGGGCATTGCGAGACTCTACTGCGTGGCCGAATTTTAACGACTGCTACATTGAGCGCGTGCGATTTGTGGGCGCATTGTCGAATGCATTGGAAGCGAAAGCCGCAGAGCTACTCGATGATGTTTTACCGGCATGGTGTGACTACGAAATTTACACGCTATCGGACGGCCCAGGCGGCGAAGGGTTTTACTTGGATGGCGGTCCTGACGATGACTCGTTCATGGACGAAACTGCAATGACATGAGGAACTGAGCAATGGCAAATTGGATTCTCAAGGGACCGTACGCATTCAAAGAAAAATTGCCGAGCGCTGACGTCAACGACATGGACACTTATTTGACGAAAGTGCCCAACTGGGTCGATGGCTCGGATCACACAGCATCCACGCAGGTGATTCTTCGAGGCGCAGGGCTCTACGTCATCGGGGCCTTCAAGGCGGATTCTGCTGAAGTTATCATTCCCAGTGGAAAAAGTTTTACCAGTGCCAGCGGTTCGACATTCACAGTAAATACGTTGGGCACGTTTTCCAAAGGCGTGAGCATAACGCACTCGACGGCGAACTCGGTGGCGCTCGTGGCTACGGGAAATGGCACTGCCGAAGGCGCTACAATCACTGGGGGCGCAACAGGTCGCGGCGCTTCCATTCAAGCCGGCGGCGGAAACAGCATTGGTGCATATTGCACAGGCGCAGGCACTGGGCCTGGCGTATCGGCTCTTGGTGGTGCTGGAGGAAAAGGTGGCGAATTTGTAGCCGGTGGAAGCAACGCAGTAGGCGTGACAGCAACAGGCGCAGGTTCAGGAGCAGGGGCGACTGTTACTGGTGGAACAACTGGCGTGGGCATAGTTGCTACACCAGGCACCGCAAGCGTTGCGGCGATTCCGCAATGCGCTGGGCAGTTCGCTGGATTCGTTGAAATTACAGCAGATGACCCATCTGCTGGCGTCACACCACCGGCCAGTCGTCACGTGATTTATGGTCTCAGTGTGTGCAAAGCCTATTGCTCTGTACAAGTAGGCACAGGAGGCCCATATACAAAACTTGACGAGCACAACATTCAAAGCGTGACTGACTTGGGCGTTGGAAACTACCAAGTGCTGTTTTTGCAACCAATGCCAACAACGGCTTACGTCGTTGTTTTGTCTACCAACTTTGCTGGGCGTGGCGTCATTTCTCACACGAAAACACAAAACGGATTTGGTATTACCGTTTATGACACCACAACTGGTTTGGCAAGCAGCACGGTTGTCACGGTGGATTTGCTGGTGTTTGGTCGTCGGTGACAATTCGTTGGCAACGAAGCGTGCCAACGCCGCTTTCGCAACACGATTTGCAGATCCCACCAAGTTTGCATGTTTGACCAAATACTTCGCACGGGTCACCAAGCCATTGACACGCGTTGATGTCGCAATTGGTGCAAATCTGCACTATCGCCTTCTGCGGCTCCACCGCTGGAAGGCGATAGTGTGTCATTGACGCAATCTCGCAATCGACATTGTCAACAGTGACATCAGCACCAAAGTGTTGGCGCGGTTCGTAATCATCAGAGCAACCGCCGACAACCAATGCCACCAAAAAAAGGTTTTGTCGCATGTTCTATTCCGGCGGAAGAATGGTTGCCGCACCTGACGCTGACACTCCAACCCAAGCAGTCCCATCAAACGCAAGCTCGACGGTTGCAAAAAATTCGCCTGGGACACCACATCCGTTGAATGTCGCAAGGGCAGAATTGTTTGACCAATTCGGTGGATCGCTCAACCACAAGAATGGCTCCGACTGGTTTCCACATACACGACGAACCGTCACGGTTGTGGGTTCGTCCGGGTGAAGCAAGGTCCACACAACCGGTGGGGAGTTCGCGCTGCCATGAAGTTGCGGCACGACCCAAAAGTCGGCATCGCCGAGCTGTACATCAGCATCGTGATCAGGACCAACCAGCGTTGTCGTTGTCGAGTCTGGCGCAGGCTCTGAAGTGATTTCGTTTTGAACGTTTACAGAGACGCATCCAGTGGTGGCGAAGAGCGTCGCCAAACTGGCTACGCCAAAGATTGCAGGGTATGGTTTCATCGTTGTTCTCTTGTGTGAGAAGGGTTCAACAAGCGCGCCGCGGGGGGTCATCCGTGGCGCGCTGTGTTTGTTCAATTGCACATATTGCGATTCGCAACCGGATAATCAAGACAGGGTTTGCCTTATTTGCCTTAGCGAAATGGCGCAAACGAATGTCTAAAACGTAATTCCGCAATTTTGCGCGCTAGAATGCAGTGGTTTGGTACAGCTTTGCGTGGTTGTCGGGACAATCCTGTCAGCAATCGTCTTGTCAAGACCTCATGTTGACGAGTACGTTTTCTGTTCATGAGCCAAGTTGTGATGCACGCCCCTATTGAAACGTCCCGTGAGCCAAAACGCTCTCGTCCAAGCTTGCCAGGCGCACCTGGGTGGACGCCAGCCCATGACGATCACTCCACGGAGGCGGTCGCATGGCGCGCAGCACACGCGTTCAACCGTTCGGAAGAAACTCACGAACGTGTGGACGCGTTACAAACGTCCATGGATCGCCTAACAAAAGCCATGGACACGTTCAGCACAACAACGCGCTCAGTGCTGCGTTGGGGGCTCGGAATTTTCACGGCGATTTTTGTTGCAGCTCTGCTCGGGGCAGGAGCCATCGCATGGCGATGGGTGTCGACTCTTCACCACTGAACATCTCGACGAAGCGTTGGTGCTCGTCGTATGGTCGCGGCATGAAGAAGAAACACACCATCGTTCTTTGCGCTCTCGCTCTCATTGTTGTCGGTTGCCCGCCATCACCTGGCCCAGCCAAACCACCGATGCAGCAAGGACGATGAACGAACATCTGTCAGCGTTTCTTGAGGTAGCAAGAGCCTTTTACGGTTTTTGTTTGATCGTGATCGGCGTCGCGTTTTTGGCGATGACGCCGATCATGTTGCGTGTAATCCGCAACCTCACCGAGGCCGTGACGTTGCACGCAAACGCGTTGCAAGGCAACGTCGCGCAGAAAGGGCAACTCGATCGCATCGAGGCTGATGTTGCAGAAAACAAGCGTGCGTTGATGCGAATCGCAGGCCCCTCTTCCAACCAAAGGGCGGCGTGATTGTCATGCCGAACTTCACCGCTCGAGTCGTCACAGGCGCGCAAGCTCCATGGATCGATGAGGCCATCAACACGGCGCCATCACGACAAAACAACGATCCTGAGCATCTCGCATCGTATCGCTTGATCGATGTGACGAGTGGTGACGTCACCGTCGAAGTGCGCGCAACCGTGGCCGGCGTTGAAGCACCACTTGACGGTGCTCTTGGTGGCGATCTGTTTGTGGCAGCGTGGAAGGAATGGTCAGGGCTCTATCCGCCAGCAATTGTGCATGCGTCAGGACAAACGAGCGTGACGACGTTTGTTGTTGGTGAGGAACACCTTGGGCACTTTTGCCTTGCGATCAGGCGACCAAATGGTGGTGCTGTGCTGCTTCCGTTTGATGTAGAAAGCTCGGGATTCTGATGGCTGGATTCATCGATGACCTGGTGCCAACAACCGTTGCTGATGCGCTCATCAAACTTGAGCTACAGCGTGCTGACGCTGTACTGCGTGCATTCACGCCAGTGGAACTAAGGGTGACGTTGTTGGGTGATGCGCTTGTTGCAGGCGTCAATTTGCCACTCGAGCTGACGATTATGAGCCCAACAAAACGACTTTTTCGGCGCAAGCGTTACGAACGAGTCATACCAACCGTAGTGGCGTTTACGCCGCAAGAAGGTGGGCTGCATTTGGTGCGTTTGGCAGAGGTCGCGCACATGAATTGGTGGGGCGCAATTAAGCTCCAAATTGCGGGAGAACGGAGCATCTGATGGCAACGAACAGTGGCGCGAAATTCACGATCAACAGCACACCGTCCGCGGATGCTGGTTACGATGCGCTCGCAAGTGCGACGCTCGACTTGCAGCTTGAAGCGTCGCCGGCGCTCGACATTCGCTCATGTCAATACTCCGTTTTTTTGAAAACGGATGGCGCACCAACGCCTACGTTTTCAAGTAGCGGCATCGCTTCGCCCCCGACAAGCATTGTGCAAATGACGTTGGGAGCTGGAGCCCACTCGTACGCAATTCGATGCCAGACAAACGGCGGCGAAGCGGTCAAAGGGCCAGATGGCAAAGATGACTGGTCTGTCAACACGACGATCCGAATTGTGTCCGTTCGTGACGCGAATGGTTTGCGCAGGATCGTTGTCGGTGAGCGTTTGGAATACGACCCGATCTACGGTTGGACCAAGTCGTGGAACGAGGGTTTGGATGCGCTTGCGGCAGCTATTGCTCCGTCACCGTATGCATCAACGCCTGAAGCCGTAGTGATTGGCGCTGGTGCAGTTGGAGGTTCAAGCGATTACTCGCCAGGGAATCACGTGCACCCTGTTGCGGTAGGAACTGCAACAGCAATCACGATTGGAGCTTCGGCCGCCGCTGGCGGTGGCACAGCACTCGCAGGGGCAGCACATGTGCATGCTCTTGCGGCGCCAACGGTGATTAGCAGCGTGTCGGCGGCGGCAGGTTCGCTTGGCGCGTCGAGCGTGGTTGCTCGAGAGGATCATGCTCACCAGGTGTCGACAGGCACGCCAGTCAACATTGGCACCGCAAACAGCGCAGGAGTAGCAAATACTTTACCGCGTTCGGATCATGTTCACGCATTATCGTTTGCCACCGTAAACACGATTTTGGCCGGAGCGAATTCAGCCATCTCGATAAATGGTTACACGTTAACCGGCGGAGGTTTCATTGGTCCGTATTTCCAAACCAGCGCAGCTAACCCTGCCACGTCTGGGCTACTGCGTGGAACCCACAACACTGTGCTTGTTGCAAGCATTGATAACGGGGTTTCTGCCGACGTACCACTACTGAGTTACGGCGTTGATGGTGCCGACATTTTGACCTTGGGCGATTCTGTCATTCCAGGAATGCGGCTACGTGTTGCCTCGGGGCGAGATTTCGAATTTTACCACGACACCGACGCAATTTATGTATTGTCACAAGGCTCGATTGCTGTCGGCGCGACAAACACGTTTTATTTGGTGCAGCCAGTTGGCTCGGGTGCTGGGCAAGACGCAACCATCGAGGCACAAGGTGGCGCAGCAACGTTTGCTGGCGCCGATCTCAACTTGAAAAGCGGAGCGGCTGGTACGGGCTCAACGTCAGGTGCACTCAATCTTGATGCTCGAAAAAACGCCGCAGGCACAGCAACTGGTTCCATTGTGATGATGGGCGACGCAACGACGTTTGCTGAATTCTCGCACAATATCACGAGCAACACGACAACGGCAGAGTTTGCTGCAAACACGACAGTCGTTGACACAAAAGAACTAGCTTTCGATGCATCAAATATCGCAATGTTTGCGACCAGCGGATCCTATGGTAGCGGAACCGGGATCTTGTACATTGGCCCCGCAGCGACTGAGCCAACAGCCGACGAAACAACGGGCACACTTATATGGTCGAAGGATACTGCGCTCAAAGCCCGCAACGAATGCCGTGCGATTCTTTGTCCGGAGCTTGAAGGCGCCGTTTCGGGTGAAACGGCGTGGATTCCACAGGTCAAAGCGATTCGTTTTACTACAACAGACGGCGCCTTAACACTGGCGTACTCATACGCAATCCCGGCGCATACCATCGGCGATATCGAAATTGTCATTCTTGGCAAGTGTCACGCTACCGGAGATTGGACCCGCACGAAAGAAACTGGCGCAATCGTTCGATTTGGTGGCAATGCGACTTGGACGATGTCCACACAGGAAGTTCAGCCGTTTGGCGCAACGTTGACCTATTCGACGGCAATCAGCGGTGGTGGTGGTGAACTTGAAATTAAGGTGCAAGGGATCAACCCAGAAACCGTAAAATGGCTCATCGTTGTCACGGTAAACCAATTGACCACATTGGAGGTTTGAACATGAAACACTGCTTGATTGCAATAGTTGTTGGAATTGGTGGTTGTAGCGCTGTCGAGTCGACAGCGAACGAACAAGAATTCACAACGTTGGTTGGTGATGACGCCGGGTTGGAATCCGATGGTGGTTGCAACGCTGGCAATACGTTTCCGCCACCAGACCCCACAGCCGAGTCACCAATTCAACTGGTTGACGCTTCGGCTGATTGAATAGCGATTTCAGCAAACCCTTCGCGTGGTGCGCCGTGAGCAAGCGCCTCCGGATGATGCTCGCGAAGCCATTCGATCGCAGCGTCGCCAACGAGCGACTCGCGCACAAGAATACCCTCAGGTCGCGCTTCGAGCACAGTGACGGCAGGGCGCTCGTCAAATCGAGGATTTCCGAGGTCCCAACCAACAGAAACGGGGCCAGCCGGTGGCGGAGTCGACGGGAGGCGCTCGATGTGGCGCGGAAAAACAAAGCCGCTCATGCCATGCCTTTCAATTCATTCTCGACGAGCAAAAACAATTCTCGTTCGCCGGCAAGGTGCTGCTTCAAAAGCAAAGCGACCGCAGCGCGAGCTTCGGCGTCATTCCGAAGGCCACCACTCGTGGCAACCGTTCGACCGCTGCGCCAAACGACAATGATCCACGGTTTTTCTGGATCACTGTCAGGAGTGCCCGGAGGATTGGCGTACGCGCACAAAGTGAATGGACCGATTTTGGCCGTGTGCTGGCCGGTTTCGACTTTCCAGTTCATGCCGTAATCACTCGCATCGGTGCCATCGTGAGAGGCTCGCGCTTACCGTCATCGGGTGCGCCGCAGTGGGTACAATCAATCCCTGTACGTTGGAGGGTTTGGCAGTATCGACAGGTGCGAGGTGTTGGCGCCGATGGATGCGTATGGTCGATGCGCGCACAGGTTGTCGCTTGACCCAATACCAGCGGATGCTCAAAGTCTTCCTTTTTGATTGTTGTAGATTGACCAACAATACCAAAACCAGCACAGTCGGAGCATTTGCAGACATCGTTGGGAAGATGAAACGTGCTACTGGGTCCAAAACTAGTCATGTGTACACCATGTTTCCACTGATATCGTCGAGCAAGAAATACCGTGTGCGTTTCAGTTGACCACCAAGTTCGGCCCTCAGCGCAAACCGTTCGTCGATTTGCCACATATTGCGCAAAGCATCCATGTATGAGTTGTCCCCGTTCGGGTCAATGCCGTTTTGGGCTGCGATTGCAGTGATCCAACGTCCGCGCGCTTCGAGTGCGGCCTTTTCGCTGAAATAAACACATGGCGTTTCGGGCAACGTGGTTGCCGTCCGCGACTCCGACCAACGCAGCACCCATACTGGCACGATTTCAAGACTCATCGGTCCCCTTTCCATCTATCGACAACAGCCGCTACGCCGAGCAAAATGATGATTGTCGACAAGTTCTCGCAAAACCACTCGAATGCGCGGAACATAGGATTGGCCTTTCATGGATTGGCAATTCAAGCAAGACCACCTCGCGACATGAAAAAGCCCGCCCCAAGACCACGCATGATGTCACTGGCGCTACTGCTGCGCACACGAATCATGGGCTTTGGAGTAATCACATCGTGCAATTCCACAATCGCACGATGAATGTGCTTGCTGGTCTGCACGCGCGCGGCGTGGCCCCATTGGCTCTTGTCGTATGTGGCGAGAAAGTTCAACGCTACAAGGCGTTTGGCGTCGGAGGTTTGGCGCCTCAGTGTGTCGATGCAGCCACCCAAAAGCGCGCGCTCGATGAACGAAAATTTTGGCATGATGTCCTCCCGATAAATATGGGGAAGACGGCGGCAGGAATCAACGCCTAAGCGTTGTGGTTCAGCTCAAGCGTAAGAGTCGTGGTCCGTCGCGGCGGAAACGTCTCGATCGCCCGTGAGTGGTAATCGACGATTTTCGCGATTCCGATACCAGGGATCAACAACGAACCCGCACACATCGCGTCTTCGAGACGCTTGACGGCGGCTGCTTGGTTTGGGTCGATGCGTGGTTCATCGACGGTGGGCGACGACGCCAATCCTACAGCTTGCCGAAACTCGGCATCCGAAACCCATTGATCGCTTTTTGCGACCAACGAAAGTCGCGCATTTTCCTCGTCGGAAACAGGCACAACCTCAGCCTTGTCAATCGCGGCGATCAAGGGATGTGTTGCCGATGTCGCATTGCAAGATGCGTCGGGCGCTCCCGAAACGCGGAGAGGTTCGTCGGCAAGTCGAATCCCACGCAGAGCGCACAATTCGCGGATCAAAGCCTCGGGCAGTTCGACAAGGTCTCGAACCGTCATTTCTGGCCGTAGAGGCTCCGCAACGCTTTCGAGCGTAACAGGCGCTGAGGCTGCAACGCCTTCGCAGACGGCCTTGAACGAGTGCGCGAGCGTGGCCAATTCAGTTTTGCTGTCATCGTGTCGGTCGATGGGACCGCCAAGGCTACAGCCCACCGAGTTCGGCACGAGTTCAACAATCCGTTTGAACAATGCTCCCGCTGCCGCATTTTTCTCGGCACCCCACACAAAGCCCGCACCGCTTCCGTTGTCAGGGCACGCAGAGGTTTGGAACATCTTGCTTGTCTCCGACAACGTCTTCGCGTTTTTTTCAAGATCGTCGATGGTGATGGAGCCGTGATACCCATCTGTGACTTGGTTTGGCGCGGTGCGTGGCGCCACAGGGGGCAGCAAGTCCGCCTGTCGCAAACGATGAATGACTGACTCACAATCCCATTGCGTGAGTCCTTCAGGCGGGCGAGGATCCGCCATATTGGCAAGCCGAGCCATCACAAGCGCCATGCCGTAATGGCTCATTTTGACGGCCGGGAATTTGTTGTCGGCCAACGTTTCGGGAAGTTGATCGCCTGTTGCGGCGGAGACGCCACCAAGGGCGGTGCGGTGAACAAGCCAAAGCTGCTCCGCGGTAATCGATTTTGTCATGTCGTCCTTTCGCGCATTGCGCCATGGTCATGTAGGGACGACTTGCTGTGTGGACAAGGTTGATCTGTATATCAACCTATTTCAGCGAATACGGTCGGTCTGTTCGGCCACGGCGCACATTCTTTGCAGCCATCTCGTTTGACGCGGTGAACATCCGTTCGTTTGCGATGCGCTTTGCCAGGGCAAGGTTGCCGTTTGAGATTCGGCGCAGCCATACAACGTTGTCGATGGGGCTTTCGTTTGCAAGCTGCTCGAAGGATGAGCAGTGGTCAAACGTTGCCATTTTCTGCGCAGAGTTTTGCAAAATTGTCCTCGTTCGGGATGAACTTTCGAGCTGACTTGAACCCTCGAAGGTTGGCCACGCGTTCTGACGTGGCGAGCGCCATGGCTGGATGTTCAAATGGACTGCAATGGCCGTCGGACGCAAGCTTTTGTGCCTTGTCAAGTTCTACCTTGATGTCGTTGGTGTTGCCATGCTTCAAGATCGAAACTCGAGCGCAGCGCGCTGCCGACACGTTTCGCAAAACAACATCAGCCTCGTCGGACTCGTTTTCCATGTGCGCTTTTATGATTTCGCTCGGACGAACATACGGCAAGTGCCAACCGCCTTCTCCAAGCTCTTGTGGCTTGCTTGCGTTTCGAGCGTCGCGCATCATCGTGGCGATCTTCTGCATCTCAGCACGTGCACTCGGGTGAATTCGCAGCGCATCGAAGTTCTCCCAATCCGTTGCCGTGACAATTTGCGTAACCCACGCGTGGGGCATCGCCGACCAATTGGCAATTTCCTTGTGGAAACCGAGTCGAGCGAGAATGAGCCCAACAATGACAGCAACCCATCGACCAACCGCAAAGACGCGCTTCCCGACCGCAAGACGCCAACCGGTCATTTCCTCGCATGCCACCATTCCAGGCTGGTTTTTGCCCCACCAAAGGGGCTCGGCTGGATTTTCGATGATTCGCCGCAGGTAGGTATTCGTTGGAATCGCCCGATTTGATGCGACCGAATGGCTCTGCTCGTACATCGAAAAGACTTGGTGACGTAAGAAGTCCCAATGCACCGCGAGTGGGTACGTGACTTCAAGGGTCGTGATTCGACATCCACTTGGGCCGATCGAATCTGCAATGACTACTGCTCGATACATGTCTTGTTTCTTTTGCGGCGCAACAATTGTCTTGTTTGTCATCGTTTTCCTCTTCTTGCGCGGCGTTCACGTTTCCTCGCATTGCGTTGTTTGCGAGCAGCCGCCTGAATCCTGTTGAATTGTTCGGTCAACTCCTGAAGTGCAACAGCGCCTTCGTGAGCAGTTTGGCGAATGTGTCGTCCCGCCGCGTAATGCTCGTACAACCAGCGTAGCCGATCCGTCGTCTCATCGCCATTCAGCGGAACGCCGAGCGCAAGACATTTGGTCCGCAATTCGACGTGTTCTTCTGCGGCGGCACGCAAACCTGGTTGAAACTGTGCCACCTCAATCGCGCGTCCAAATTCGACCGCGCGTTGGGCATGCATTCGTAAAGCTTCGTCAATGATGGCGTCGCGTTCGGAATCCGTGGACTTGGTGGATTGTTTCATCTTGGCCTCATTTATTCGGCAATTCGTCGCAGTTGCTTGCGCCAACACGAGCATTTCGCAATTTCAGGATCCAGTTCAAAGAATTCACACGAGCCACCATGCCAGGACGGCAAGTCTTCAAGGAAGTCAGCCAACGACATGGGTTTGCCCGAAAACCATTCGACGGTTTCGGCTGCAAACGCAATTGTCCACCGTGAGTCCGAGCCGTCTTGTTGCTTTAACGCAGCACGCAGTTGCGTGACTGCTGATTGCGGTATTTCAACGAACGCGATTTTGTGGTCGCTGTATTCCTCGTTGTTGTCGAGTGCAACAATCATCGCTTCGCCTTCCTTCGCGCAGCCTTGCGCCTGTTTCGAGCTTGCCGGCGCTTGCGCTGTTCAGGGGATTCGTTGATATGTTTTGGCAAGTCTCGAAACATTTTTCGATGTGTGGTAGCGGTTCCACAAAGACGCACAATTTGATCCGACGTTGACCGCATCCCCGCTAGACTCGGCGGCAATGGTGCGATCGTGCCAAACTTGTTGAGCATCTTTTGAAACATCTCTTCGTCAGCAAGATGTTGCGCATACGCCTTGCCATCGGCCTTGTTGAAGTCTTGCGCCCACGCTTCGCGCTCTGCGGGTGAAAGCGCAAGAATGCGGCCAAGGGACGCTGCTACTTCAGGAGGCGTTTCGTGAATTTCGAGTTCGTCGGAATCACCGTCTGGATTCGCAGTAAATGTGTCAAACGTTGCGGCAATTTCGTCGGCAGGAATCGACATCAACAACTCATCAGGATCGCATTCTCGAACAATGCGTTCGATGTCGTCGAAACTCAACTCACCTTGAGGCTTGGACCGAAACGGATCTTGGTCGTTCATGTCGATGATGTAGGGTCAACCCTTGGGCTCGACAAGCCAGAACCGGCACCCGTGAGCGTTGACCGAGGAAACGGCGCCGCAACCCTCACGCACGACAAACGGAAACCAGCCAACGCCGTGACACGACGGGCACGATGGCTGGCCTCGAGTCGGTTGGTTCTCAGGCGGTTGGCAGCGACGGCAACGCTCGAAGTCTCGCACTTCTTCGCACGTGAGCCGCATGCCCGCACCGACGATACGGCCAACAGGGACACCATGCGCAGAGCAAGGTTTGTGTGCGGGCAAAACGTGGACGGGGGAGGGAAGCATTGTGGAACCATCGGGTTTCGAGCCCGCATTTCCGTTCGCATCTTGGTTCTTTCCGATATTACCCGGTCATACCCAAAAAGCTACGTTGGCCCCTTACGAGCCACATGGCTCGGTCGACATGAAGAGTTGTCCCGTCGACTAGGACAACTGGGTGCGGACCGGAGTCGAACCAGTCCTCTCTGGGGTTCCAACCCAGCGGCCACGCCCCATGGCCTTCGCTCCCACAAGCACGCCACGCAGAAGGAAGCCGGAATCGAACCGACCCATTGCAGGCTAAAACCCCTTGCACACACCAGCCGTGCCCTTCCTCCTGCGTGTTGCGCTACCCCGATACCAGCCCGGAGCGTTTGTGTTGTGGTGATGCCGCCACAATGAGTCAAGGGGTCTTTGACTCCCATGTTGCAGCAACAAAGTTGCTCCACGGCAACGGGTCACCGATGAGAAGCAGGTCCTTACCTTTCGGTGGATCCGTCACAACGCAAGCGGTGCCGTCAAAGCGGTAGACGTAGCTTCCGAGCGGGATGGGGTCAAGAATCGGCGAAATTGCCGCGATGCTTGGCCAACAGACGTCAGCAGCCGGGTCCGAAACATATCGTGGCCGCTGCGGGCATGGGTCCATCGCGACGACTCGAGTTGTGCAGGCACTATCTACAAACAGATTCAACGTGGGAAGAACCGTCGCCGGCAAACAGTGAATCTCGGGGCCGCCATCCACGCTACGAAACGTACACGGCACACCAAGCTTCGTGTCGAACCACTCGGCGAACGGCGCCACATATCGAGCCGTTGTCCCATCGTTTGCGACGAGCTGGAACGGTCGCAGGCGTTCACCAATTGTCACGTCGCCATCCGCGCCGAGCGTTGTCATCGAACACGGACCGATCGCGACATCAGGCTCTTCAGAGCAGGCCGAAAGAAAACAAGCAGCAATCGCTGCACATGCGAACTTTTTCACAGGGTTACCTCCAACAAAAGTCAAGGCCCCGTTTCGTCGATGCCGCCAGACCATCTGGTGACTTGAAACGGGGCCTTGGTTTGCTCAAGAGCCGAATGGGGTTCAGCTCCAACCGGAACGACAAAACGTATCTAGGGACTTTGCGGACAATTGCAAGACGCAACGACAAAAAAACTAGGGGCGCCCCGGACTATCCGAGACGCCCCTCAACCGCGAGACGGCAATCGTGCTGTCTCTGTGTGGTTTGCAGATCCGAAAGTCAAGTCGTGGTCAAAGAAATCACCTTCGTTTCGATCACCCACACGAACGGGTTTTGGGCCCAGCCGGACCAGCGAGGCTTTTGTGTCTTCGTGTCGACTCCGCCGTAGATGGCGTCCCATGTGTCAGCAAAGTTGTTACGAGCTGATACAGCGATAGTGTTGAATGGTCCCCACAATTCAGCAAACCCTTCTTGTATTGAGTTCCGTTCGTCGATTTCTTGCAGCCGCTCGACCCGAATTGCCGTAATTCCCTGGATGAGTCGAGCGCCTTCGCGAAACACGCCGTTGGCCACGCAATGACCAAGCGTCGGCGGCTTTAATCGTTCCGGCCACGGCAACCAATCCGTCTGCGCGCCATCTGCACGATATTTAAGCCTCACGTACTCATCCCGCCCTTGATGCCCGCTATCTCGAATATCGCAAACCAATGCTGACTCGCGCACCCACAGGCGATCTCCTACCACTCCGAAGGGGCAAGAAATCGAGTGTGTCAACGGCCCATTGTGGCCTCGGGCAAGCACCATGTAGCCATCGTCGACTTCGTAGCCCCAAGCTTCTGGATCATCGACGCAGCCGCTTGGGCCGATGTAGTTCAATCCTGGCATATTCACAGGCCGCCTCGTTTGCGTTTTCGTGCCCGCGAGAATTGCCCGCACCATTTCGTCGTTGTAGAGGATCGGGCGCGTTTTCACGTTTCCTCCGGATGCTTTTCGCCGCTCAGAACCGCGACATTCACGCTTTCGCTGTACGCAAGCTCGAGTTCTGTCATCTTTCGCCGCAGAGTCTCGTATTCTGGCCGCAGCGAGTAATCCCCGCTTTGAACACGCGCTCGATGCCGTTCACGAATGACCCAAAACGCATTCGTTGCCGCGAGTGCCTCAATGCGCTTTCCTTCTGCGATTTCCCACACGTTCACCACACACCATCCCTTCCAATGGAATCTGCGCTGTCCATCAAGCTTTCGGCCGCCGACAACGCGTGGCATTCAAATTCGTCGACGTCGATCTTGTGCGTAATCGACTCGCCCCGCAACGCGATCAGTTCAGTGGCGAGGCGAATCATGTCGCGGTTGTTGCGAAACGCTTTGCGATACTTTTCTGGCACATCCCAGTCACCGTTGGGGCCGAGCAGGCTTTCTAGCGAAAACGAACCAAGAATTTTTTTGGCGGTCGCTGGTCCCCACCCTTTGACGTGCGGAATGTTGTCCGCGTCGTCGCCGGCAAGCGCCAAAATGTCAGGAATGCGCCGCGGGGCAACACCCCACTCCTCGGAAATAAGGTATTCGTCAAACGCCTTGTCCCCTGCAAGAATGACGACGCAATGTTCGGCCGACGCCAAGTACATAAGGTCTTTGTCGTGTGAAACAATCACAATAGGCAATTGCGCCTTGCGCGCAACAAGCGTCATCGCGTGAAGCGCATCGTCTGCTTCAAGTCCGGCAAACGAGCAAAGCGGTATCCACGCGTTTCGCAACGCAGACGCTACTTGCCCTTCAACAAACAGCAACCCGTCCGGCTTCGGCGGCCGATTTCCCTTGTACTCGGCGTAGCGATCTTTGCGCACGGAGCCGACGCCTTCGGTTGCAGCCGCAACGTGACTTGGCTGTTGCCCTCGAAGTAGCCTTGCAATCGCTCGAAGTGCGGTAGGCGCGACGCGCTCTGGCTCATGGCGTTTGTCGTTCACATGCCCGTGCCACGCCCGACGAATAAAATCGTTCGCGTCAATGGCAAGCAGGTGTCTGGAGCCCTGCGTAGGCAATACGCTGGAGGAAGTCATACGCCAGCCCGCAAATCCCGCAGCAAGTCGCCGAGCCTCGATTCAACGTACTGTCGTTTTGTGATGTACTTTGCGCCAACTGCTGCTGCCGCAGCGTGGTGTTCCGTGCTTTGTCCCCACAAAATCACGTGCGCACGTGGTCGCTGTTGAAGAACGAGTTTCGCAAACCCTATCCCAAGGTCGATGCCCTTTGGTCCGTTGGGCCACGTGATGTTGATATCCGCAACAACCACATCAAACTGCACCGACGTGACAAGCGTACGAGCAAGGCCAATTGAAGCCGTGCCGGCGGCATTGTACATGTGGGTAGCCAAAACCGTCAGCGCCGTGCTTAGGTCGGTGGTGCTATCGTCAAGAACAAGTGCGTTGTTGTGCATGAGCCCTCGCATCGGAAAGATGTTGTGCGAGGCTCATGTAGGGGCAAGCGCGCCAGAAAAAAAGGGCGTGCGAGACAATGAATCGGTTGTTCAGGCGAACGAGTTCAGAACTGTGGTGATCGCAGCACGAAGCGCAGCTTCCTCTGCTCGAGCAACATCACGCGCTGCTGTGGACGCAAATTCGTGACCAGCGACGGCAATTTGTACGCAAACGCGTTCTTTGCCTTGGGCTAGTTCAGATGCGGATGCGCCTGAATAGAACAACTCGCCGAATGCAACGCCAGCGACCTGCAAAGCCGTTCCAACTTCGACAAGCGTAATATCCTGCGCGTGGATATAGTCTGGATTTGGAATAATAATGGGCAACGGATTGCCGTTTTCATCCTCTCCAGTCGTTTTAATGTTTTCATCTCCAACTGGAAACGAAAGCCGTTTCGTTATGAGTTGTCCGATCAATGCGCCATTCGCAAGATCTGGGTGATATCCAACTGCCATACTGTTGTCACTTTCAGGGGGTTGCTACTTCTTGCCAAAGGATTTGGATCCAATAATCAGCCTGTGCATTCTGTGGCAATTCCCATCGTGCAGACGTACCAGGCACCATAACGACTTGTTCGCCGTCGAGATATTTCCCGAATACGAGTTCGCTGTCATCACCTGCGTCAGATGCATCGAGCTGGACGTCGTGGTGGAAGTCCATCGTGCCGCCAAACGTGATAGAACCAGCTTCACCATACCAAACTTGCCCAACAGGCGATGCGTCACCTGGATCCCATTTGAAAATGTCCACTTGAGATGGTTCAGGGTCGGGTGATGCTGCATGTGTCGCAAGCGTGTCAAATCGCTGGAAATCATATACGGAGAAGCCGACGTCTGCCACGACGCTGATTTTGAGAATTTCGAGATTCTTTCCCGATCCGCTCGGGTTACGAATCTCGATCATTTCGGATCCGTCGGTAGTAATGACCTGGAAATTCGTTTGATACTTGGCCACGTCAAACCTCGTCTATTGTGCGAATCGAATGTTGAAATCTACAAGCGTTTGACCATTGGTCGTTGACGAGTCGCACACGACAGCGAGCGATTGACCGTTGGGCACGACAATCGGATTCTCTTCAAAAGACCAAATGTCTTTGTAGTTGCCTTTGGCCAAAATCATTTCCGCTAATCCGCTACCATTTGGCGAGACCTCGTCGGTTGTCCAGCGGGTCGATTCAATTTGCGTAATGGTTCCATTTAGGTCGCCAAATGTTGTCCACGTCAAACCCGACGGTATCGCGAACGACGGGTCAAACATGGCCGGGATAATCGCTGGAGTTGTGCCCGTTGTCAACGTGACGCCACTGGTCCCATTGGTGATTGGAGATGTCCCACGTTTTACGTAAAGATACGTGAAAACACCAACGATAGATGATGTTTGCATGTTGATCACGTGTATACGCGTTACATACACAGATGCACCAGTGCCGTTGGAAAAACCAAGCAGCATTTTGTTTGGAGCGTTTGCAATCGCAGCGCTTGTTTGAACGTGCAGTTCCTTCCCTGGAACCAATTCAGTGTTATTTGTAAAGTACGATGTTCCCACGACTCACGCTCCCCATGCCGCAATAGAAAACGTTTCGGTGGTTGCGGTTGTCTCGGTCAAACGAGCTGACGAAATCGTGAATTTGATTCCGTTGGTGAAGCAAAGGTCCATGATCGAATCCCACTCGATTTGAATGTTGTTTCCGTTGTTAATCGGCCACGACTTTTTGGTACTGATCAACTTTGCCCCTAGCTGATCAAGTTTCCCTCTAGCCCCTAGACTTCCTTGTCCCCGACCCGCAAGATGCGCGTGTCCTGAAAAGGACGCCGCCCACGGAGATTGCACAGCTCCGCGGGCGACTTGGCGCAACCCCGTTTACGCGGAGTCGTACCCGATGCTTCGTCTAGTCCATCCGGCCCCAAAGGGCCAAGTTTCTTCACGTCCAAAAGGTTTCAAGAGCCCGGCACTCTTCCCAACGAAGGAAGAACGTTTGCGCATTCGTGTGGCGATCCGCAACGCTGCGCGCGCCTATGGCGGCTATGACGTTCTCTCGTCAGTCACGGGTCTACCCATTGAAACTCTTCAACGCGCGGGACGGCA